GCTTTTCTAATAAAGAATGGATATGATATTAAGTCATATAATGTTATATCACGTGGTAAAATTAAGTGTTTATTCGATATAGATGACGATAAATGGAAAGAACTTAAATTGTTATTCCATAATGACGAAATAAGTAAATATAAACAAATTATAGATAATTTAAAAGATTTAGGATATTAATATGGAATTACTTCAACAAATTTTTTCAAGACTACAAGCTCTTAATATGTTTTACAAAACAGCTCATTGGCAATGTAAGAATGTTGTATTTTACGGAGATCACTTATTATTAGATAGATTATCTGATGATTCATACAAGTTTGTCGATCCATTAGCTGAAAAGATGATAGGTAAGACAGGTGATACACATGTTGTTGATTTACCTGTTATATTAAAAAGAGTTTATGAACATATAAAAGGTCTTCCGATGTCAGCAGATGAAAATTCACGTTATTTCGAAGCTGCTTTAAATTTAGAACAAGAGCTTTTAAATATTTGTGAACAATACGATCAATCACCAGATGCTTCTGTTGGTTGTAGAAATCTTATTGGTGACATAGCAGATTTAACGGAAGGTAGAATTTATCTTCTTAAACAAAGAATAGCTAAAAAAGTAGCTCCAATTAATCCATTACAGGTGAAATAACATGGAAAAGACAGAACTTTACAAACTTTTACAACAAATAGGTGCTTTACGTTCGGATGATGAAGAAATTGATGATCCACGTAGTCCTAATATACTTCAAGATATTGGTATATTACCAACTCCTAATATTGAAGAACTTAAACAACAAAGAGATTTAAGTAAATTAACAAATAAAGTTGATAATTATAGTAATAGTATTGAAACAGACGATACGTTGAGTAATTCAAAACTAGCAGCTCAAGAGGCTTTAACTAAATTAAAGTTACAACAACGTCAGAAAGGATTAGATTCTCTTTCAGGTAAAAAGAAACATAAATAATAATGGATAAGTTTAAAAATATTCTAGATCTATTGAAAGTTCATGATAATTATGTGATCGATCCTGAACGTAAGTCTAAAGAAGATTTACTTGATGCTATTTCATTAACCGAATCAAGCGGCGGACGTAATACTAATCATGAAGTTATAGATCATGGTATACATGCAGGTGATAGAGCGGTAGGTAACTACGGTTTAATGCCTAAAACAGTACAAGAAATATTAAAAACTAATCCAGAAATAAGAAAAACAAATCCTGCTGCTAATTTTATTGAAGCTTTAGAGAAAGATCCAACGTTACAACGTCGTATAGCAGCCGCTTATTATGAACGTTTACGTGATAATGTCGGTAATGATCCGGCTGGAATAGCATACGGTTGGTTAAATGGTATAACTGGTGCTAAAAAAGCTAAAAAACGTGGAGATGATTTAAAAGAACATTGGCACGTTAAAAAAGTACTAAAAAACTTAAAAGACGTAGAATAACAACTATATATGCTCTATCCAATAACGGACGAGCTAACCCTGTCTATCCTTAGAGACGACATTACGGGAGTAAATTATGTCAGAAAACGCAAGCAATCCTGCTGCACCCTCTAATCCTACCACAACAGATTCAATCGAGTCAAGTGAAAACGACGAAAGTGGAGAACAAAATCTCGATCTTTCTTCTGAAGACGATTCATCTGAATCACAACAACCTACTATTGAAGAAAAAAAGCAGATAGCTAAACTAAAAAAGCTTAAAATTAAGTTCAATGGTAAAGAAATGGAAGAAGAACTTCCGTTTGAAATCGATGATACACCAGAAAATCGTAAGTGGTTTGAAAAACAGCTTCAATTAGCTAAATTATCAACTCATAGTACACAAGAAAAGGCTCAATTAGAGAAGGAAGTACGTGCTTTTATTGAAGAATTACGTAAAAACCCTAAAAAAGCTCTAGCTAACCCTCATATTGGTGTTGACGTTAAAGCATTAGCTAAAGAGATTCTTGAAGAAGAGTTTGAGAACTCTAAAAAATCACCAGAACAGTTAAAAATTGAAGAATACGAAAGAAAATTAAAAGAAATCGAAGAAGCTCGTAAGTTAGAAGAAGATGAACGTAGACAACAAGAATACGAAGCTGTTGTTGAACGTGAATATGAACGTTATGACATGCTCATGTCTCAAGCGTTAGAAAAATCTGATTTACCTAAGTCTCCATATGTCATTAAAAAGATGACAGATTATATGATTATGGGATTACAGGAAGGTATGGATATTAATCCAGCCGATGTATTACCTATCGTAAGAGAAGAAATCATGAATGATATCAAAGAGATGTTCGGTGCTATGCCTTTAGAGGTTATGGAACAAATCATTGGTGGTGATAATCTTAATAAATTACGTAAGAAAAGACTTGCAACTAAAACACCTCCAGCTAATCCTTTAAAACAAGTTAAAGATGTTGCTGGTAAGTCTGATTCTAAACCAAGTACTGAAGATAAGAAATCTTTTAGAGATTTTTTCGGAGTATAACTAATTGAAATCATTGGGTTATTTAATAATATTTAAGTAACTCTTTGATTTTTAACAACTATTAATGTCAAAAAAGTGTTTTCTACACATGAGCGACTTCATATGACCGTTTTTAACGAGTATGAATAATCACAAGATGCGTACCACACCCTAAAGACATTTTAGTATAATATTAACTTTTTGTCAAGAGGATTGTTTATGTCAATTTCTTTCCAAGCTAAAGATAGCCAAATCTTAGGACAACAACTCAAAGTTCAAGAGATTGTTGTTAAACACGGCAGCCCACTTTTAGAGGTTTCAGGGGCTGATATTTTAATCGATATCAAAGAAGAAATCGAGTCAATTGAATTGGTTTTATTTAAAGATGATTCAGCAGTTACTGTTGCACCTATCGCTCAAGCTAACTTATCGGTAGATTCATCAACAAAAATTAAAATCGCATCACTAACAACTGCTGCTAATGACGTTTTAGTTGTTAAGTATATCGTAAAATAAGGAGATAACATATGTCTAGTGCAAATACATTAGCGTCACTTAATGGTATGTTCAAAGAAGCATACGCTGACAAACTAAAAGAATTAATTCCAGATGGTGTTAAACTTTTAAACAAAATTAAATTTATGTCGAAAGACAAACAACCGGGTAACAACTACCACCAACCAGTAATTCTAGGTATGGAACATGGTGTTACTTTTGCTGGTTCTGATGAAGATGCTTTCAACTTGTTACCACCAGTAGCAGGACAAATCAAAGATGCAACTGTAAAAGGTTCACCAATGGTTATGAGATCTTTATTAGGATACGTATCAGCAAGCCGTGCTGCTCAAGGTGGAGAAAAAGCGTTCATGGATGCAACTAAATTCTTAGTAGCTAACATGCTTAGATCTATGTCTAAGAAAATTGAAATCCAAATGCTTTACGGTCAAAAAGGATACGCAGCTATTTCTTCTGTTTCAACTGCAACTTTAACAATCAAAACTTCTGAATGGGCACCGGGTATCTGGGCTGGAGCAGAAGGTATGCCAATCGAAATTCGTTCATACGAAGCGGCTGGATCTAACCCGGGAGCTTCAAGTTCACGTGGTGAAGCTGTTGTTAAGTCTGTTGACTTAGAAAACAAAACTGTTACTCTAGTAAGTGCTGTTTCTGGTATCGTAGTTACTGCGAACCAAGAAGACGTTATTTTCCACAAAGGTGCTTTCGGTAATGAATTTCCGGGAATCCACAAGATCCTTGAAACTACTTCTGGTACACTTTTCGGTATCAACGTTTCAGACTATAACCTTTTCAAAGGTAATAGCTACTCTGCTCAATCAGCAGCATTATCTTTTACTAAATTAAACTTAGCTGCAGCAAGAGCTGTTGAAAAAGGTTTAGATAGTAAATTATTAGTTCTAGTAAACCCTAGAACATGGGCAAATATGCTTAACGATCAGGCTTCTTTAAGACGTTATGATAGTTCATATTCTGAAGCTCAATTAAAGCAAGGTTCTAAATCAATCCAATTCTTCGCTCAAAACGGTGAATTAGAAATCGAACCTTCAATCTACGTTAAAGAAGGGTATTGTTATATGCTTTCTATCGAAGATTGGTTCAGAGTTGGGTCTAGCGACGTAACTTTCAAGAGACCAGGCCAAGGTGAAGAGTTCTTTAGAGATCTCGAGAACTCGGCTGCTTACGAGTTAAGACTGTTCACAGACCAAGCTATCTTTACGATGGCTCCGGGACGTAACGTTCTCGTCACAAACATCGTCAACGCTGCATAATCTTACGTAGCGTTTCTTTCTTAAATAAACCCGGTGCAATGCCGGGTTTTTTATTTGACATAATAAAAATTCTTATATAATATACTAATATGTCACAAAAAGTATGTACAAAATGTGATAAATTACTGCATATAAACAACTTCCCTGTGTATAAAGGGAAAACAAAATCTATATGTAGATCCTGTCTAAACCTCTCTTCTAAACTATGGAAATACAATAATAAACAACGTATTAAACAATATAATACTGAATATAGAGCTGATCATTCTCTAGAAATCAGAGAACAACGTAAAGAATATCGTAAAAATAATCGAGATATAATAAACAAGTATGAGAGATACAAAACTCAGACTGATATTAATTTCAAACTATCTAAAAGAATACGCAATAGATTAAATGATATTATCAGACAACGCTTTACCTATAAAAAATCCAAATTAAATGAATATTTAGGTTGTTCCTTAGATTTTCTTAAAACATATATAGAATCAAAGTTCTTGTTAGGAATGTCATGGGATAATTATGGAAAATGGCACATAGATCATATAATACCGTTAAGTTCAGCTACAAGTGAAGAAGAGCTATATAAACTAAATCACTATACTAATCTTCAACCGTTATGGGCTATTGATAACATTAGAAAGAGTAATAAATGACTTGTTGGCAGAAAATTCAACGAGATAAGTATTTACAGGAAGATATAGAAAGTGGGTTTCCTACTGACATCAAAGCTCGAGACTTTACACTTCAAGTTGAAGAATATAATACTGAGCATAAAAAATTTATAGAACGATATGAATGGTTAGGTACAGTTGGATTTAACGTTAAATGGGTATTTACAGCTAGATATATGGATAAACTAGGTGGTGTTGTGATACTATCAGAACCTAATGCCTATCAATTCGATAAAGAAAAGGAAGCTCTTATACAAAGAGGAGCATGTGCTAGTTGGACACCTAAAAATCTTGCAAGTAGACTTATAATGTTTAGTTGTAAATGGATGGTTAAGAATACAAATAAACGTATATTTGTTGCTTATAGTGATCCTGACGCTGATGAAATAGGAACTGTATATCAAGCATGTAATTTTGATTATTTAGGAAAAAACTTTGGAGACACAACTAATTACAAACTACCTAATGGTAAAGTTGTAAATAGTCGTTATTTTACACGTACTTCAAGTATGAAAAAATGGGCAAAAGAATTAAATATAGAATGGAGTAGTGATTGGATGAAGGATAATGGATTCCAAGATACTTCAAAAATACCTAAAGACATATTGATAAAATTAAAAAACTATGCTAAGTTAAAAAGGGAACAGTGTGAACTAATACGAAAACAATCTAAGGGTAAATACGTGATATCGTTTAATGTTGAAAAAACATGGACATCATTACCTTACCCTAAAAGAAACAATGAAGGACGTATATGAAATTAACTGGTGAACAACTTCTATTATTACATAATACATTAAATAATATGGAACTATTAACTAGTACGAATAACGTACTAACTTACGAATCCTTTTATGTTCCTACTGTCTTAATGGAATTATTAGATGCTACAGTTAGAGAAGAGTCATCAAACTTTGGTAAATTCTATATTATAACAATAGATTTCAATAAAATCAAATAGAAACAAGCTCTTAGACTGCCGTTTTTAACAACTATATACGGTAAATCTAGTCTAAGGGTTCATAATGTCCGTAAAAATCACAATAAAAGGTCGTACAGTCGACTTCCCTGTTTCAGGTGATTCTCCAGATTGGGGTCCAGCGGTTACAGAATTTGCACAATCTGTTGAAGAAGCTATAAACTCTGTAGCTGGTACATTCGATGTTGCTCCTCAAATTCAAATTATAGACGCTTCAAATCCGGGAACTAATGTAATTATAGATAATCTATTATTTCCACCAACTGACGTTCAAGGTGCTACCATATACTATGCAGTATATAGAAAAACAGACGAAACTACTTTAGGATCGGCTGATAATGTAAGCGTATCGGAAGCTGGTCAATTAGTTATCTCATATAATGAAGGTTCTGGTGTATTTGAAATGTCTCGTCAAGGTTCAGGAGATGCTTCTATTGAATTTGACATAACAAATACTGGACAAATTAGATTTACAACAAGTACTTTAACAGGTATCAATCACACTGGTTATATCTCATATAGAGCATTATCCGTATTAAATTCATAAGGAATTCGTAAATGAATGTTTTCACAAAAATTTGGGAAGGTTTAAAACTTAAAGCGAAAACTTCTTTAAATTCATCTACTAAAGGTGAATTAGAAGTAGAGGATTCGTCAGGGAGATTAAATTACCACAATGGAACTACACGTTCACCTGTTGTAACAGAAGCTCATTCAGCAACTCTTACAAACAAAACTATAGATGCTGATCAGAACACTATCTCTAACATTGAAAATGCTGACATTAAAGCAGGTGCAGCTATTGATGCTTCTAAATTAGCTGATGGTTCAGTTTCTAATACTGAATTTCAATATTTAGGTAACGTTACTTCAGATATTCAAACACAATTAAATACAAACGCTACAAATATTTCAAATCACTTATCAGACACTACCGATGCTCACGACGCTAGTGCTATATCTAATGTTCCATCTGGTAACTTAGCTGCAACTGATGTTCAAGCTGCTTTAGATGAATTACAAAGTGATATTGACACAAGAGCTACTTCTACTGATTTATCTAATCACATAAACGATGCTACAGACGCTCACGATGCAAGTGCTATTTCAAATGTTCCTTCAGGAAATCTAGCAGCTACCGATGTACAGTCAGCGTTGAATGAACTTCAATCAGATATCGATACAAGAGTTTCAGCTTCAGGTTCTGCTACTCTTACAAACAAAACTATTGACGGTGATGATAATACTATTCAAGATTTAGCATTAACTTCAATTAAGACAAACTTAACAGATGCTAATAAATTTATTGTTCGTGATGCTTCAGGTATTCCTGTATCTAATACAAAAGCAGTACCTACTGGTGATGTTGTAGGTTCTTCTGATACACAAACTCTTACAAATAAAACATTAACAGATCCTAAAATTAACGTAATAGTAGGAGCAGAGCAATCTTCAACTCCTTCAAATCCGTCTTCAGGTGATCGTAAATTATATTTTAAAAACGATGGTAAACTTTATCAATTAAATTCATCTGGTATTGAAGTAGAAGTAGGTGCTGGTAATACATCTTTAAATACTATATTCCAATTAATAGGAACTGAAAGCTTAACTGATTGGTCAACAGGAGATAATGCTACGTTTTTAGGTGGAGGTACTTTAGCTGGTACATTCGCTAAAGAAACATCTGCACCTCTTAATGGTATTTCTTCTTACAAATATACACAAGCAGCAAGTTCACTTGACGACTATTTAGCGTCACCTGTTCAGTCTGTACCTTCTAAGTTTAGAGGACAAACTGTATTCTTTACATTCTCATATAAATACGACGGAGCTAATACTGACATTCAACCAGTAATCTACGACGTAACTAACGCTGCTATAATCAGTGATACAACTTTACGCTTGTCATTAAACTCAACTACTGCTGCAACGTTTATGACTTCGGTAGTAATACCAAGTTCATGTACACAAATAAGAGTAGGGTTTCATGTTAAAGCTTTAAACAGTGGTAAAATCTTAACGTTTGATGATGTTCAAATGAGTCAAGATGTACTTCCAACTGTTGCTATTGATAATAGACAAAGTTTAATATATTCAGTAGCACAATCTTCGTTTCAAGATAGATCAGGTGAATTAAGATTCCCTTCTGGATTCAGTACTGCTAATTTTACAGGTTCAGGTATTTTAAAAGTAGAAGATGATGCGGGAAATACTCGTACAAAATTCACAGCAGTTACTAAATGTTATGTTACATTAACTGCTTCTGCTGCTTTCGGTGGTGTATTTAAACTACAAATTTTCAAAAATGGTACAGCTATTAATGATGGTGATGATGTTACTGGTAATACTTATGGAGGTCATGCTAGTTCTTCTGTAACTTTAGATGTTAATGATTATATTACAATAAATGCAGCATCAAGTATTTCAAACACTGCTGATTTATTTAAATTAACAATGATAGCTACCGCTGTTTCTCCTGCAATCCTTACATCAAACGATCAATTTTCTTCTGATACAGCAAGTTTTGTTTTTAAATCTACAGCTATAGATACTTCAGTAGACCCTATTGGTACATTTAACTGTTATAGATATGCAACAACATCAAGCTTAGTACAAACATTGTCAACTTCTGCACCAACTCAATCAACATCGAGTATGAATACTGATGGGTTTAGAATATTTGCAAGAAACTATACAGCAACATCAACCGATGCTTCACCTGCTAAAGTTGTCATTTATATTGGTAAAGGATTAAAGGGTGTAAATTTACAAACATATAAAAATACAGGTAAAAATGGAATATTGATTACCGATTTAGTAACTTCATCAAGTGTTGAATATGGTTTAAAATATTCCTATGATGGAAATACAGGTCTACTAACTATTGAAGGTACTGGATTTGTTTTAGGTGGAGCTGCGTATATTGGATATGATAATCCAACTGACGGTTCTGGTACTGGATATAGTTCAGGATATGTGGTAATCAACGCATCAAAAACTCCTGCGTTAACAGCAGTACCTTACGTACAGCCTAGAATTGCGTATATTAAAGACGTTAAATCTAATAATACATCAGGTGGTACTTTTACTTCAGGTGCGTGGCAAACTAGAGATTTAAATACCTTAGAAGACCCTACTGGAATTGTAACAAGTTTATCAAGTAATCAATTTACATTACCTGCCGGAGAATACGATATAGATATTGCAGCACCTGCTGTACAAGTAGATCATCATAAAGCTAAACTAAGAAACATAACAGATTCTACAGATGATTTAATTGGAAGTAATAACTTTTGTAACGCAGGAGCTACTGTTATGAATCATTCATTAGTTAAAGGTAGAATTGTGCTTACTTCATCTAAGACATTTGAGGTTCAACACCGTTGTTCAACAACGTTTGCTACCAATGGATTCGGTGGTCCATCTAACTTCAGTGTTAATGAGATATATACTCAAGTAAAAATTACTAAGGTTAAATAGGAGACATAAATGCCATTTCCAAATACAATGACACAAGAAGAACGTGAAGCATTTGAAGCACAATTAGCTATCGAAGAAGCTGCTAGACAAGCAGAGATCGCTAGAGTAGAAGCTCTCACAGCACGTTTTAACGCTATACCTGACGTACATTTAGCAGTACATTTAGCTGGATTACAAATCAGTAACCCTGCTTTAGTATTGAAAGAAGCTATTGAAAGTAACGACGACAGTAACTTGAGTTTATTAGAAGCACAAGTAGTTAACGTACAAGCTAAAATCGACCAAGAAACTATTAATAGAAATGCTCGTAAGTTTTTAGCTGATACTGACTATAAAGTAATTCGACACTATGAACAAAAATTAGCTAACGTACAATGTTCAATGTCTGATTTAGAGTTTAACGAGTTAATGTTAGAAAGACAAAATAAACGTAATAGTATTGTAGAGTAAGGATAACTAACAATGACAAATAAAACAAGTAAACAATCCGACAATTTAGACTTTGAACAAGTTATTGCTGAAGTATATAACGGTGTCGATAAATCCATAACTACAGCTAGTTTTGTTGTAGGAAAAGTTGGTCACAAAATCGAAAAAGTCAATGTATCAGTTAATATCGAAGATTATAAATATTACGACGGTTCAACTCTTCTTTATACAATAAGAATAACATATACAGACGGAACTAAAACAGATTTAAGTTCAGTCGAAAGAACGGTATAATGACACAACGTGATTATATGTTTAGTAAAGTTGATCCATTTTTAACCGATAGAAAGTCCAAATGGGCGATATCATGTCCTACTTGTCAACACGAAAGATATGTTTCATATTGTCAAGTTTGGAATATAAAAACAAATAAAAATAGTGGCGATTGTTATAAATGTGCTGAATCTATAAGAGATAATAAATCAAAATTCAAAAAAGGTCAAACACCTTGGAATAAAAATATTGAATACAAATGTAATCGTAATTATGATAAAAATAAGAGACAAATGGAAATAATTAACACTTTAGGTGGTATAGATTATACAGAAGAAATTCGTGATAAAATGTCTAAGAGCAAATTAAATAAGAAGGCTAATCTTAGCAATGCTTGGAGAGGTGGAAAAACATCTGAACGTAAGTTAGCTCTTTCTAGTATTCAATATAAAGAGTTAAAAAAAGAAGCACTTAAACGTGATTGTTATAAATGTCAACTTTGTTCAAGTAATAAAAAATTAGAACTACATCATGTTAAAGAATGGTGTAATTATCCTGACTTACGTTACGACATTACTAATGTTCAGATTTTATGTAAAGAATGTCATAAGAAAACTGATAACTACGCTACTAAAGCAATTTTAAAGAGAGAAAAATAATGGCTTTTTTTTACAATCCTCTTACAGGTAATTTAGATTACTACGAACAATCTACAGGTGGTAGTACTTCATATACTCCCGGAGATCCTGCTCATTGGAATCCAGATCCATCAACAGTAGGTGACGCTCTCGATCAACTCGCAGATCGTACAACAAAATATGTACAAACATTTGTATCAGGTGATTGGACAGGACCGAGTGGTGGTGAATACAGTTTAGTAATAAACGAAGCTGCTCATTTAAAAGGTGTATATCCAACGGTAACAATATATGAATTAGTAAGTGGGAGCTACGAAGAAGTTACTTGTAGTATTACAATAGATAATTCAGGATTAATAACAATAAAAGTTTTAGAAACGCCAGACAATCGATTTAACGGTCGTGTCATTATAGAATAATAGGAGAAAACAATGGCTGCTAACAAATTTAAAAGCGGTATTAACGTACAAGGTGGAAACTTTACGTTATCAACACAGACCGCATCTAGAGCGTTACAATTAGACGCTTCAGGTAACATCGTATCAAGTTCAGTAACGCTTACTGAATTAGGTTACGTATCAGGTGTTACAAGTTCTATCCAAACACAATTAAACACTAATGCAACTGACATTTCAAATCACTTATCAGATGCTACAGATGCTCACGATGCAAGTGCTATTTCTAACGTACCTTCGGGTAATTTAGCTGCGACAGATGTACAATCAGCGTTAAATGAACTACAATCTAATATCGACGATGTTCAAACTGATATTAATGATTTAGTTAGTTTATCAGGAGTTGCAGCAAATGCTGTAAATTTAGGAACATTTTCAGGTACAACAATTCCTGATAATCAAACTGTTAAACAAGCGATTCAAGCTTTAGAAACTGCTTTAGAAGCTATGCCAGATCCAATGGAATACAAAGGAAACTGGTCAGCAGCAACAAATACTCCATCGTTAGCAGATGGTGTTGGTAATAACGGAGATGTATATCACGTTAATGCAGCAGGTACTGTTGATTTCGGTAATGGGAATATTACATTCGTAATCGGTGATAAAGTTGTATATAATGGTGCTACATCTCAATATGAAAAATGGGATTTAACAGATTCAGTAACATCTGTATTCGGTAGAACAGGAGCAGTTACAGCTCAATCTGGTGATTATACAGCATCCCAAGTTACAAACGTTCCAGCAGGTAATATTGCTGCAACAACTGTACAAGCTGCTATTGATGAATTAGATTCAGAGAAATTCGCATCTGCTGATTTTAATTCTACATTCGATACAAGATTAGCAACAAAAAGTACAACAAACTTAGCTGAAGGTACTAACTTATACTTTACAGATGAAAGAGCACAAGATGCAGTTGGTTCAGCTTTAACTGATACTGCTTCTATTGACTTTACATATAACGATGGTTCAAATCAAATTAGTGCTGCTGTTCTTCCAGCAGGTGTTGATCACGATCAGTTAGCTAACTTTGTAGCTAATGAACACATCGATCACTCTTCAGTATCAATCAATACTAACGCTAACTCAGGGTTAAGTGGTGGTGGTGATACTACTGCTTCAAGATCACTTGTTGTAGATATTAACGGTACAACTGCTGAAACTTCAGTAGCTAATGGTGATGAAATCTTAATTTATGATGTATCAGCTTCTGCTCGTCGTAAAATGACAAGAGCTAACTTTTTAGCTGGTGTTCCATTAAGTTCTGCTGGTGATATTAACGAATCTAGTTTCTCGGCTGCTAATAACCAAGGTTCTGCTGCTGATGTAACAGGATTAGCTTTCGCTTCTGTTTCGGTTAGAAGTTTCAAAGCTTTAATTTCTGTTGAAATAGACGCAACTGCTGATTTATATGAGTCTTTTGAAATTCTAGGTGTTAATAAAGGATCAAGCTTCGATATTACTGTTAGCTCAGTAGGTGATGATTCTGGTATAGTATTCAGTATTACCAATGCTGGACAGATTCAATATACGTCAACTAACGTAACAGGATTTGTTTCAAATACTATTAGATTTAGAGCAATTACAACCAACTTTTAGTAAGTTGGGAGTGTGAATTAACAACTTTATAAGAGAAATTTTATGAGAAATATATCACACTTAGATGCTAATATGATAATCCGAACACAACACGATGAGTCTAACGAGGCTCAACGTGTTGTAATCGTTTCTGGAGAGAACCTAAAGATCGATCCAGATAACTTAAAACAAGCGTTGAAGGATATAAAAATAGAAGTTAATGTTCCTAATTCCGAGAAGTTAGTGTATGTTAACAAGATTCCTTCCTATATTTTCGCTATCTTAGGGTCACTAGTCACACTGAATATAGTGCTAGTTATAAAAATAATTAAAGGGGTATAAATGAAATCTTTCCAAAAGATGATGGAGAAAAAGAAAGCATCTAAGATGTCTCCAGTAGAAAAAGATGCAAAAATGAACGTATTAGAAGATCTACGTAACCATGCTATGAAAGCTATGGGTGGTAAGATTAAGAAAGTTACAGTAGCTTCAGATAGCAAAGAAGGACTTGAAAAAGGTCTAGATATGGCTAAAGAAAAGGTTGAAGAAGTTGAAAGCGATGAAGACGAATCAATTGAATCACCTGAAATGGAATCTTCTGAAGAAGAGTGTAATACTCCAGAAGAGATCGATGAAAAGATCGCTGAACTTTTAAAGAAAAAAGAAGAACTTAAAAAGCTACAAGCTTAATATAAAGGATTGTAATGGCAACCCCATACAAAACCAGTAACGATATTATCGAAGCTGTTAAACGTAATAGTGCAGTACCTATCTCACAAAATACGTTTTCAGAAGATGATATACTAAAATTTGCTAATGAAGAAATGATGATAGCTGAAGTACCTAGTGTTCTTCAGTTCCAAGAGAATTATTTCTCATATGATTACGAAGTAACATTAGTAGATGGCAAGAATAAGTATCCTATTCCTAAAAGAGCAATAGGTATGAATATTCGAGCTTTATTTTGGAAAGACTTGTCTGGAAATTTATTCGAGATGACTCAGATAAATCCTGACGATCAATCATACTTCCAACGAAATGTAGGTGCTAATCAAGCAGTACATAAATACTACTTCGAAGGTAATGATATTGTTCTTACCCCTAGAATGATAACAAATCCAACAGGTAGTTTAGTATTTAAGTTCTATATTAGACCTAATCAACTAGTTGTAAATAGTAGAGCTGCTTTCTGTAAAAATTTCTGTAAAGAAATAACTATAGATAATACTAACTTAGTTAGTGGCGATACTTTATCTATAGGTTCTTTAGTTTTTGAAGCAGGTGTTGATTTTAGTATCGGTGTTAATGATATAGCTACAGCAACTAATTTAGCTCAGGCTATTCAAACAGAAGGTACTTACTCAGCTTCTAATGGTACACCATCTACTGCTATAGTTACATTAAAATACACTGATATAAATACTGATATAGTGTCATCATCTAGTGGTATGACAGTAAACTCTAAAGAGATTATAGAGTTTACATCGACTGTTCCTACTAATATAGCGAATAGTACGTATATAGATTTCCTTGAAACTGAAGGTGGACATAGAACTTTTAAATATGATGTTCTATTAGGTGCTAACGTAGTTTCAGGTTCAACTATATCGTTTAATTCAGGTGTGATTCCTACTGATTTTAAAGTAGGTGATTACATAGCTTCTCAATATGAATGTATAATTCCTCAGATTCCTGATGATTTACATATAAGTTTAGTACATAGAACATGTGCTAGAATAATGTCAGCTCAAGGTGACTTACAGGCAGTTGGTGATATCGATAAGAAATTAGCAGAAGTTGAACAGAGACAAGCTAATCTTATTGATAATCGTGGAGCAGGTGATCCTAAAAAAGTATTAGCTAGACATTCACATTTACGCTACGGTAAATCTAGAGATCGTCGTCGTTTATAGGAGTATAAGTGGCATCAACTATATTACTTAAAGCTGCAGGGCTTATAACGTCTCCTAACTTATTAGATAGACCAGACGGTGCTCTTTCTGAAGCTAAGAATATAATCATTAAAAGAGATGGTATTATTGAACCGTCACGTGGTTTTAAACTATACGGAACAAACTTACCATCACCTAACGATAGAGTTAAACAGTTAACTCAATATCGTAATAGAATTTTACGTCATTATGGTAATGTATTACAATATGATGACGGTTCAGGTAACTTTTCTAATTTTTCAGGAACATTTACAGAAACACAAACAGGGTTACGTGTTAAATCAGTAGAATCTAACGGTAACTACTATTTCACTACAAATACAGGTATTAAGAAAATTAGTGCTCGAAATGGAGCAGATTTAGATAACGGTGTAGCAGTAACTGATGCAGGTGGTATAAAAGCAGTAGATATGCAAGCTACTTCTAATTATATCTACGGTAATCAAACAGGGTTTTTACCTCAAGATTCAGCAGTAGCATATCGTGTAGTGTGGGCTTCAAAAGATCTTAATAACAATTTAGTAACAGGAACGCCATCACAACGAGAAACTGTTTACAATTATATGACACCAATGATGATACAAGATTTTCTGTATATGTTGGTGAATCTAGATAATATAACTGATACTACAACAACTGCACGTATTTCAGATGGTAACTATACAAATACTTTAAAATTACCTATAACAGCATCTGCTACTGAATTACGTACTAACTTAATAAGTTTATGTTCTAAATTAGATAACGACATATTTATAGCAGATCAAGCAGCAGTAGCTCCATTACAAATTTCAAGTGCTGTTATAAGTTCTGGTGTTTGTACTGTTACATTTTCATCAGGTGATCCTACACAATATTGGTTAGCAAATAGTAAAGTATTTCTAGCAGGGTTTGCACCGGCAACTGGTACATTAAATGGTGCTCAAACATTAGTAACTGTAACGTCTACTACGATTGCTTTTAACACATCAGCAACTGGAGCTGTTACTCTATCATCAGCTACTATATATTCTAATGAATATAGAAGTATTACACAACCTTCTACTATTGATATTCCAACTCCTAATCAACAATTAGTTGAAATCCAAAACTATATGGACAGTATCATTCAACGATTACAGTCCGAAAATGTCAATATTATAACATTAGCTAACGCTACTACTTATATTGATTTACTAGATATTACTACATCATCAACTGTAGATATAGCAGTAACTATACCGGAAGGTGTTACTGAAAATCATTTCATGCAGGTTTATAGATCAAGTATAGCTCAAGCTGAATTAACAACAGTATTAGACGATCTAACGCCTTCAGATGAACTTCAATTAGTTTATGAGGCATATCCAACATCTGCAGAATTATCAGCAGGTGAAATTATATTTACAGATGAAACTCCTGATGAATTTAGAGGAGCTAATCTCTATACAAACGCAGCAACTGGTGAAGGTATTACACAAGCTAATGACATACCTCCGTTTGCTAAAGATATTAATCGTTTCAGAAATTCTATATTCTATGCTAATACCAGAACTAGACATAGATTGTTTATTAATCTATTAGGTGTTCAAAAGATCATTGATGATTATAATAGCTCATTAAATCCTGTTATAACTATCGCTAATGGTATTAATGACTTTACTTATAGTTTTATTTTAGGTATTCAAGAGTCTGTAGATATTACATGTACATCAGGTGGAACAATATCGGACGATCAATACTTTGATATACCAGCAGTACGTGGCGTTACTTATAGAGTGTGGTACGATGTATCTGGTTCAGCAGTAGGTCCGACAATACCTTCTGGTTACATATCAGTTAAAGTTAGAATAACTAACGTCGATACAGCTACTCAGGTTGCAGATAAAACACGTGATCAACTTTCATTATATGTAAATGATTTTGAAGTAAGTTCTTCAACAGGTGTTTTAACTGTTCTTCAGACAGAGTTTGGATACGTAGGTAACTATAATCCGGGAACTGTAGGTTTCACAGGTGTAACAACTGAAGGTCAAGGTGAAGACGCTGTTGATAGAAAAATACTATTATCTAATTTAACATCACCAGCTAGATCAGTAGATGCTACAGCTAGATCGTTAGTTAGAATTATAAATAAAAATGATGATAGTCCAGTATATGCTTATTATCTATCTGGAGCACAAGATGTTCCGGGTAAAATTCTTTTAGAATCTAAAGATTTATCTGATAATACATTTTACGTTGTAGGAAGTAGCTCTAATGTAGGTTCTTCATTTAATCCTAATATCGAACCTAATTCTGACATAACAGCAGTTACAACAGGTACTACAACTACTATTACAAATCCTTCACATGGTTTAGTTCAAGGTGATTATGTATTATTAACAAATACAGATGCTACTCCATTAATAGGTACAATGTCACCTTTAGATGGTTTACATCAAGTATCTTTAGTTGTTGATTCTAATAATTTTGTTTTAAATATATCTACAAGTACAGCTAATGTACGTGGTTCTATTTTAAAAGCTGTTGACTCTAATTATTCTGAAAATGAAATTAAAGTTAATAGAGTATACTACTCAAAGTTTCAACAACCTGAAGCTGTTCCTATCACAAATTACTTTGATGTAGGTGCTACCGATAAAGAAATTTTAAGAATATTTCCGTTAAGAGATTCGTTATTTGTTTTTAAAGAAGATGGGTTGTATCGTATATCAGGAGAGTTCGCTCCTTTTAACGTTTCATTATTCGATTCTTCTTGTATATTAAAAGCCCCTGATTCAGTGAGTGTTGCTAATAATTTAGTTTATAGCTGGACTACTCAAGGGATTGTTACTGTTACAGAATCTGGTGTTCAAATTATCAGTAGAGTTATTGATAACCAGATATTAAAGTTAGCTTCTGCTAATTATACTAACTTTAAAACAGCAACATGGGGAGTGGGTTATGAGTCTGATAACAGTTATACTGTTTGGACAGTCAGTGAGCCTAGTGATGAAGTCGCAAGCATTGCTTATCGTTATTCCAATTTAACAAATACATGGACAACATTAACTAGAAGTAATACGTGTGGTATTATATTTAGTTCAGATGATAAGATGTACATAGGTGCAGGTGACACTAATTACATTGAACAAGAACGTAAAAACTTCGATAGAACAGATTATTCTAATAGAGAAGTAGATACTATCATAAACAATAATAAGTTTTCAGGAACTACTGTAATATTACCATCAGTAACAGGTGTAGAAGTAGGAGATGCGTTTGTTCAAACTCAGTATCTTACTATATATGAATTTAATAGTTTATTAAAGACTCTAGATAACGATCCCGGAATTGTAGATAATAACTTCTTTTCAACATTAGAAGCTGTTTCGGGTAATAATTTACGTTCTAAAATAGAAGCACTTGCTACTAAATTAGATAATGATACAGGCGTTGTACAAACTGATTACTTATCAACAATTTCATTAAAAACAGGATCGATAACTGCTACACAAGCAGGTAATTCAACTGTTATAACATCGAGCAATCATGGATTATTTACTGGACGTATCGTTAATATTACTGGTACTTCTTATGATGGAGAGTATTCTGTAACTGTTATAGATGCTAATAACTTTTCTATACCTAAGAAAACTATTAGTAACACTTCAGGTGGAACATTTGAAACTCTTAATCAGAATTTAAAAGACATTGAACAATGTTATAATAAAATTGTAACAAAATTAAATGCAGATACAGGTGTTTCATTTAGTAATTATATGCAAGTTGATACTGTAACATTAATGGAAAGTATTATAACAAACGTTAATAAAGTATCTAAAACAATAACACTTAATAAAAATATTCAATATACCGTAGGCGATGTTGTAATATTCAAAGCTATTAAATCTAGCTTTACTTATAACCCTAATACAATGGGCGATCCGTTAAGTTTAAAACACGCAAGAGAAGCTACTCTAATGTTTAATACAAGAGCTGTAACAAGTGGTACATTAGAATTTTCAACAGATCTTTTACCTGCGTTTATACCAGTTAATTTTGATTTAGATGGTAACGGTATATTCGGTAGTGGTAATTACGGAGCCGGTTTTTTCGGTGGTGCTAGTAATGCAGCTCCATTTAGAACATATATTCCAAGAAACTGTCAACGTTGTAGATATATCTCAGTAAAATTCTCTCACACAATAGCTAGAGAATCTTACGATATTTTAGGTACAACAATCACAGCAGAAGTTGGATTAAGTACGAGAGCTTATAAATAATGAAGTTACCTAATTTTAGAAGAATAATTACTACAGATTTCTCAAGTGAATATCAATCTCTTGTTGATCAACTATCTGTAACAATCAATCAAGGGTTAGAAGTATTATATTCAGCTCTTAATAAACGTTTAACATTTGATGATAACTTTCAAGCAACTGTTAAAGATTTAGATGTTGTTGTAAATGCTTCAGGTATTCCTAAAGTTAAAACATCTTTTAAACAGGATTCCCAAGTTGAAACTCTACAAGTTAAAGGTCTTTTAGTTGTTTCAGTTAGAAATCTAACAAATTCTGCAGGTTATCCTACATCAGGTGTTACAATATCATGGACACAAACAAACGACGGTGTTTCTATAGATCATATAACAGGTTTAATACCTGATAATACTTATAGATTACGAGTTATCTCATTGAATTAACAACTATATAGTGGTGTAATATGGCTTTTAACGATCCTAAGAATCAACAAAATCAAGGTTTTAAACCTCAAAATCCTCAACAACAAAGAAGAGGTTCAGGGTTTACTAACATTAATAGAGTGTTACAAGCTAACACTAATAACAGACTCGGACAAGCAGTATCTCAAGGTGTATTAGGTCAATCAGAACAAGCTAGACAAAATATTCGAGGATCAGCATCTCAGTTTAGAGACCAAGCAAATCAAGGTAGATTAGATACTGAAGCCAATAGAGCAGCTCGTAGTAATGTTTTAAATAAAGTGGAACAAACTCAAGACACACCTCCTGTTGTTGGTGAACAAGAAGTAGGACAATTCGAAAAGTTCCGTTCAGGTGCTTATTCAGGTCCACAACAATTACAAAACGAAGGTGAGTTACAAGCTCAAACTGAAAACGCTCAAGCTTTAGGTAGAATGACACAAACAAGCGGTGGTAGACAAGGTTTACTACAAAGATACGCAGGTGGTGGACAATATAATGTAGGTCAACAACGTATAGATAACTTATTGTTATCAGCTCAACCCGGAGCATTAAACGCTGTTAGACGATATACTTCAGGATTAGACGAAGATTTATCACGTGCTAAAAATGAAGCAGCCAATCTATCTAGTATGTATACTCAGCAAGCTAAGGGCTTCGCTGATGAAACATCTAGAATGTTAGCTGAAAAAAATAAAGCACAAGAAGATTTAGCTCGTTCTGATTTCGAAGCAAAAGCTAAAGCGTCAACAGATGTTGATGCAAAACTTAATGCTTTACGTGAAGATTTAGCTAAGGGTGAAATTAGTAAAGAAGATGCTGAAGCATTAGGTATTACTGATTTAATGGGTAGATCAGCAATGGGTGGAAATTTTGCTGATTATTTAAAACGTGAAGGTTCATCAGTTCCAACTAGTGAAGCTGATACTATTGAAAAAATGAACGCTGCTCGTATTAACGCACTACAGAAGTTAATGGGTAGACAAGATAAATACGATCTAGAAAAAGCTGGACAATATAAAGCAGCAAAAGCTGGTTTCGATGTTGATAAATTTAAACAAGATATCGGTAATAAAGATATAGAAGCTCGTAAAGAATTAGAAAGAGCTACAGCCCTTGGTAGATTAGGTGCAGGTGACGCTGGTTTAAAAGGAAGCTTACAACACCTTAATACATTAGGTGCTAATATAGATTATAACAGATTAGTTAATACTATGGGAGCTACTGATAGTTCAGGTAAGCAAGATTATATTTTAAATGAACAAACACGTAACATGATAAATAATGTACGTAATACAGCAGCTAATACTTTTTATTCAAATCCAGAATTACAAAAACAATTTGGTGATGTTAATAAATATGTTAATCAACAGGTTGTAAATGCTGTCAGTGATCAAGGTATCTATAATCCAGCTTTCCAACAAGCTCAACAAAAAGCTATGAACGAATACAATCAGCGTTCTGATTTTAGTAGTTATCCTAATTTACCTAGATATACTGAGAACGCTAATGATACATTAGCTAGATTATTCAGATCAATGGCAGGTATGAATACAGATCAAACTGAATCGTACAATCGTCAGGCACAGGAAATTCAAGCTAAATATGGCGATATGTTAAAAAATATACTTAAAGAGAAAAAGAAATCATAATGAAACAATTAACGAAAGATTTATTACGTGAAATGTATGATAGTGATGAAAATCTAATTAATCTATATCATCAATGTGCAGGTGAAGGTCTCGATAGTTGTGTTAATGATGAATGGAAAATGTTAGAAGATAATAAAATATACACAAAACTTTTAGAAAGAGAAGGTCGTATAATTGGTTATTTCGGTATAGAATCGAATAATGGAATGCAAGCTCTTACTAGTTTTTTCATTGATCCTACTTTTCGTAAAAAAGAATACATGGAAGGTATCTGGAAAGAGATTTGTGATAACTTCTGTCCAGTATTTTTCGTTGGATTATATGAACATAATACACCTGCACGTAAATTTATTGAACGTCAGGGTGGAAAAATAGCAATACAAGATAAAAATAAAATATTATACGTTATTAAACAGGAAGGTAAATAATGGGATGGGCAGCAGCCGGTGCAGGTGCCATTAATCTAGGTACATCAATAGCTTCTTATAAACAAAATAAGAAGATGAATGCTCAGATGCAAGCTAATATAGCTGCAGCATTAGAAGAACTTAATAAAGTAGGAATGCCTCCTGATTTATCTAAGGAAATTATCTATCAACAATTTGCTCAAGCAGGTGTATTAACTCCAGAACTTGAACAAGAAATTGAAATGCAATCTAGTAAGATGGGAGAACTTAAAGAACGTGCTCCTGAATTACGTGATCAACAAATGCAAGCATTACAATTAATTTCTCAACGAGGAAAAGCAGGATTAACACCTGAAGATAGAGCAGCTTTAAATAAAGTAAGACAGGAAGTACAAAGAGATGTCGAAGCTAAAAGACAACAAGTATTACAAAACTTTGCAGCACGTGGACAAGGCGGTTCGGGAAACGAACTTATTGCTTCTTTACAGGCTTCACAAGCTGGTGCCGATCAAGCATCAGAGCAAGGTGATAGAATTGCTGCTCAAGCTTCTATGAATGCTCTACAAGCTCTAGGACAGTCAAGTAATTTAGCCGGACAAATTAGAGAACAAGATTACGGTGTAGACGCAGCAAGAGCTGCTGCTATGGACGAATTATCTCGATTTAATATTGAAAATAGTAGAGGTGTTCAACAACGTAATATATCAGCTCGTAATCAAGCACAGGCTGCTAATTTAGGTGAAAAACAACGTATTCAAGATGCTAATATACAAATGGCTAATACTGAAAAATTACGTCAACAAGAAGCTAAACGTCAATACTGGCAAGATCAGTTAGATTTGGCACAAGCTAAAGCTAATGCTAGAACAGGTGGTAATACAGTTTTAGCTAGACAAGCTAGTAATTACGGTGGATTAATGGCAGGTATAGGTCAAGCCGCTTCAGGTCTAGCAAGTGCTTATGCTCAAAATCAAACTAATCAACAAAATCAGGCTAATTTAGATAGACAATATAATCTCGAAAGAGAACGTTCTATGGGTATACGAACATATCAACCACCAATAAAAACAGACACTAGTAAAATTGGGTAGTAAATAATGAACGATAATGATTTAAAAAAACAACAAATTATTGATAGGATTAAAGCTATACGTGCAGAAGAAGCTGCTCGTCATAAAAGAATAGCTGATGTAGGTGCTGAGATGGGTGAATTAGGTGGAGGTTCAATTCCTTCTAATTTAGTTCATAATGATTTACCTGCTAATGTTATTGAAAAAGCTGGTGGTTCTAGAAAACAATTAGAACGTACACAACCTATAGCTGGTACACTATCAGAAGTTTTAGATAAAATTAAAGAAAAGGGTGGAGGTGTTACTAAAAGTATCTCTAATCCTAAATTATACAAAGCTAAAAAACTTCTTAGTATGGTTCCGGGTTTAGGTACTGCTATTGGAGTAGCTGAAGCATTGCACTCAGGTGACGTATCTGCTGCAATCCCTATACTAGATTCTGCTGAATCAGTGGGACAGGGGAGTGATATTATAACCCCAGAAATGAGAGCTGATCGTCAAAAGGACGAGGAATTGAGAGCTAAATTAGAGGCTCTTAAAATGGCTAGACAACTAGGTGGACCTGCTGATGTAAATCCAAAACAAGCATTACAAGCTACTGGTGAACAACAAGAACCAGATACTGACGGTCAAGATATACAACGATTTAATATATTCAATAGATTAAGAAATAGTTTTAAATAACAACTTTATACAGGTTAAATAATGAGTAAAAAACAAGCTTTAGATACGTTATTAGATTTACTTAAGATTTCAGATAATGCTCCAACAAGTGCTATTTCTGATGACATTCTTAATGTAAATAAGTACAGAACAGCTCAAAAACGTGCTAAAGATATATCTAAAGGTAATATCGGTAAAAAAGCACCTTATTCTAAAGAAGTAATGTCGGATAATGTAGATGCTAAAGATTTAGGCGAGTATTTACAACAGCCAGACATTAAAATGAAACCAAGTGATTACTTTCCAGAATCGAAAGAGTTTCATGCTCCGGTGTCTAGTCCATCTCGTAATGTATCAACACGACCTGATATGAACGTAATACCTAAACAAGAAGCTGGTGATATTACTAAATATGTTAGTAAACCAGAAGTTGTTTCGGAATTACCTGCAACTATTAAAAAACCTTCATTAGAAGATGTTATTGAGACATCAGCTAAAGAAGCTAATCCGGGAATGTCACTTTTGACTAAACTTGGTATCGGAGCAGGTATTGGTGGCGGTATTTATGGTTTGAGTCAATTAGGTGACGATAATTCTGGTAATATTCAAAGAATGTCTGTACAACCATCTCAATCTAATCCAGAGTCTATTAAACAAACTAATCCAGATACTAAAATAAAATCAGTACAAGGTCAATCTAATATAGAAAAAGTTCAAGCTAATCCTGTACGTCAAGAATCTATACCTTCTGATTTAGATAAACAACAATCTTATCATCAAGAACAATTAGATTATTTACAAGCTTTAAAACAAGCTCAACAACAAGCTAGTGATCTAGGTGTTGCTGGTGCTATTATTAAAGCTGGACAAGCTATGAATGAAGCCGTTACAGGTGTTAAGGGTCCAGATTTTGCAGGTGACTTACAACAACATGGACAACGATTAATATCTAACATTGACGATCAACGAAAAATGGAAGAAGCTAATCGTGAACTTAATACTCAACGTGATTTGAATAATCCTAATTCACCACTTGCTTCACAACTTCGTATGAAATTAAGTAAGTTCGGTGTTAACGTACCTGAAGGTATGTCAGTAAATCAAATACAAAAAGCTACTGGTTTAAATCTTAATACACTATTAGGATATGAACAAAATGAAGCAGCTCGTAGAGAGTCAGCAGCTTCTAGAAAAGAAATTGCTAATATTTTAGCAAAAGAAAAAGCGGAAGCTAAACAAGATAAAGAAAATCAACGTGAATTAGAACGTTTAGATAAACGTAAGTTAATTACAGAAGAAGTTGAAGGATTTCGTCGTAATATTAAATCTAATATAGATAGAGTTAACCAGCTTATTGATAAAGTGGGAACAGTAGAAGCTACTGGACCTGAAAGTGAACAACTTCAAGGTATTCTCAATGAAATAGCTACAGATATGGCTAAATTACAAGATCCGAAATCTATCGCAAGACCTTCGGAAGTACATTTAGTTCGTCAATCATTAGTACCTGAATCAACAACTGGTAGAATGTTTATGAGAGATAGTACAGCTAAACAAATCCTTAATACATTTAAAGACAGAGTTGATGAAAGAGCTAATACTGCATATAAAGTAAGAGGTGTTGATTTAGAACCAAGTAAACCTAAATCTAAAACTGTTATACAAAACGGACATACTTATACATTAAACGAAAGTACTGGTGAATATGAATAAACCTAAGTTCGATCCTACTAAGCCGTTTGAACCTATTGATGATGTCAAACCTAAGTTCGATCCTAATATTCCATTTGAACAAGTTGAAGAGCTACCTGCTCAACAGCGAGATATTCGTCCAATATCTGAACGTGTTTCAAGTAATTTAGATCAAGCTATTGATACACTATCAGGGTTAGGTCAAGGTACTACTTTTAAATGGGGAGACGAACTAGCTGCAAGTGTTGATCAATTAATACCTGAAGGTGGATCTGATGTTGATGAACAATTAAAAGCTCAAGGGTTTCAAATAGAACAACCTGAAGATACATACGAAACAAGTCAGAAACTTTTCGAAAGATTTAACAAAGAAGCACAAGAAAGAACGCCTATTGGTTACACAGGCGGTGAGATTCTTGGTAATATAGCATCAAGTGTTGCTCTAGGTAAGGTGTTACCTATACCACAAACAGCAGCTCAAAAAGCTGGTACTACATTAGGTGATATCTATAGTAAAAATAAATTAGTACAAGCTGTACCGGAAGTAGTTAAAGAAGCAAGTAAACGTGCTGGTATATTAGCTGCAGAAGGTGCAGGTTATGGTGCTTTAATGGGTGCTGGTGAACAATCAGACGATAGATTACAAGGTGCTTTAGAAGAAGGTTCATTTGGTGCATTAGCAGGCGGAGCATTATCTGGTATACAAAGTGCAGGTAGTGTTGGTAAACAAATAGCTAGTGATTCTATTGACGCTATTAAAGTAAATCCATATGTTCAAGATTTAGCTTATCACTTTACTAAAGGTACTGAAGGTATTAATACCGGTGATTTCGATGTTAAATCGCAATTAGAAAAGAAAGCATTATACGAACCGGTTGATGATTTAACTAGTAAGATATTTGAAACCGATGAAAATCTAGGTAAGGGTATTGAACAAGTATTAAATAACTCTAGACAACCTATTAATATATCAAATACTGTCAATAAGGGGTTCAAATCACTTAACGATGCTTATATTAAAAATCCTAGTATAGCTCAAGCACGTGGTGGTGAAAAAATATTCAACAGATTATCACAAACTAATGGAGTTATTACTCCAGATCAAGCTAATGTGTTAATGAAAGATATTCAACAGTTTATCGATCTTTTACAAGGTTCACAAGGTACTGACGCAATGATGCGTAGTGAATTAATTAGTTTAAAAAATTCTTTACGTGATGAACTTATAACTCAAGTTCCGGGATATAAACAAGCTATTGATAAGTTTGAACAATTCAGAACATTAGTTCCTGAAAATATACTAGCAGGTGAACGTGAATTAAATAAGTACTCACCTAAACTTAGAGATATTTCACCTGAAAAGAGATATGAAACAGTTCGTGGTAACTTAGAAGATATATTTTCAAGAGCTACTAAACAAGAAAATATTGGTTCTAAGTCTAATATAGCACTAAGTAATATAGCTGAACGTATGGGTGATAATGTTCAAGGTTTTAAAGGTTCTGATATTTTAGAACAAGGTAAAAAAGCTTCAGATGAAGTTAGAGCATTACGTGGACGTTTTAACGAACAATATTCTACAGATGTTACTGCTTCTGGTGTAATACCTAAAATAGCTGGTTTAGCTAAAGGTAAAGGTCTAGCAGTTGCTAATGTTGCTGGTAGAGTAGCAAATCCAGCAGCTCAATTAAGTAAAAACTTATTTCAAGCACCTATTCAACAATTACAGTCAGCCGCTTCAAAACTTTTAGCTAATCCTAAAACAAGTCGTTTCGGTGAAGCTTTAAAACAAGCAATTGATACTAATGATATGGATAAGAAAAAAGCAGCGTTATTTATTATAATGCAAAATCCAGATGCACGTTTAGAATTATATGGGAACGAACAAGAGGAATAAGATGAAGTACTTGGAACATGTAATGGTCGGAGTAGTAGCAGCTCTAGCACCAATAAAAGCGACGATGTTAACAGTAGGTATTCTAATCGTCATAGATTTGATAACTGGTATAATGGCAGCTAGAAAACGTGGTGAAAAAATAACAAGTGCAGCGTTAAGAAGAACTGTTACAAAATGTCTAGTATATCAAACAGCAGTAGTTACTGGATTTCTTGTTGAAAAATATTTAGCATATGACTTGGTTCCTGTTTCTAAGATAATAGGTGGTTTAATAGGTAGCGTCGAGTTAAAATCATGTTTGGAAAATTTAAACACTATTAATGGTAATAATATTTTCAAAGATCTTTTAGAAAAACTAGGCAGTAAAAATGATGTAGTGAAACAAGCTCAATCAGAACTGTCTAAGCCATCTAATAAACCAGAATCATCTACAGAATCTTCTAAGTAATCTAATAAGTCAGAGTACTCAGCGTAGTAGTCATCACCTGCTTCTAGTTTTTTCATTACTTCAATATAATCCATATTCTCTTTACCTTGTGCTTTCTGTTTAGTAAAAACACAACGATTTCTTGCATTATTTCTATTGTAAATTCTTCTTTTATCTGCTACTGTTGTATTAAGTTTTGGACCTTTGTGTTTAAAGTTAGCACAAATCTCCTCTTCAGCATAAGCGTTTAACCATGCTTTATCTTCATCTGATAAAGTAGAAGCGTAACTAGCTAAATCTTCAATTTCTTCATAACGAGATTTAAGATTAAGTTCAGGTTTTAGTGCTCTATACTTTTCTTTTAAACGTTTTGTTGGTTTGTCTGAGTTTACCTTCTCTTCTTTTTTTACGGAGATCCTTGATTTCTTCTTTTTTGACATACTTTAAATATTCCTCTGTAGCTTTTACCCACTTGCAAACCTCATTTAAACGTGTATGTTTGAAATGAACTTCTATTAATTGTCCAAAACGTCTTTCACTTAATGTGTGACGTTTATTTTTACTAGCACAATATCGTTTATAGCATTTATAAATAACTCTAACTTCTACCCATTTATCTCCATCTTTCAAACCTACTTCATCTTTAAATTGTCTAAAATGATTGAGTAAGCGTTCAGATGTTAACAGTTTTTGAGTCTTTTTTGTTGTTAGTTTAAATAGTTCAGAACTAACACGTAATGCTGTTAAATTTAACCTGTACACTCTTCTATGTCCTTTTTTACGTGAATAATCATAGATAGAGTCAGGTAAATATCTTACCATTATATTATGGAATTTATTAACTGTCAATGGATTTTTTGAATAAGATCGATATAATTTATAGAGTAAAGCACCTGTTACAGTGTTTTCTCCATGTTGTATGTTGAATTTAGATATAAATGGAACAACATCGTCAAAATACTCTAACACTTCGTCGGTATCTGACTCTTCTGTTGTATCTAGTAGTTCTAATAGTTCTTTAGTATCTTTTCTACTGTTCATTATCTCAATAGTTTACCTGCTCCGTAAACAGCGGCTCCTGTACCTATTACCCCTAATCCAAACCATAAAACTCTTTCATAGTTATTCATAGATTTATCCTGTTGGAGTGAATCATATAATCGTTTATTCTGATGTTCTAAAAGTTGTATTTGGTCTGTAGCTTTCTGGATTTGTAAATCTTGTAACTGTAAACTTTTGTTGAGCGATTCGTTAATTGACCGCTGACCAACGAGTTCAATAACATCCCTGCGTGTTTGTTGAGCAACCTCTTCTGAGATAAGAATCCCACTGAACGGTGCTTGAGAACCCTTCTGAAGGGCAACACTGGATTCCGCAGCCAAAGCATTATTTAGGTTTCCTATTATTAAAGAAATCAACAAGCTCGTCACTACTAACGTCTTTAGAATCTCTTTCAATCCCATCTTTAATAGACTCACGTTTAGCCTCCTCTTTAATCTTCTCTTTTTCAATGTTAGCAATCGATTTAGATAAATCATCTAATTTTTCACGTACACCATCATTAGCGTTTAATGTGTTAGTTTTAGTAAATTTATTATATAGGAATAATCCAAGAATTGAACCTAGTATTGCTATTACTACTTCCATCTTAATCTTCCTTTGTATGTTTATCTAACATCTCGTCAAATTCTTTTTTAAAAGACTCAGCTACTGATTTCTTATAAACTTCAGTTTTCCATGAACCACAAACAGGACATGGATCGTTTACAGCGTTAATATAGGTCTCTTCTGTTTTACGTCCACATTCTTTACAGTCTACTATCCAATCCATTATTTCTTACCTTTAGCTAGAAGTTTTTCTTGTTTTTTACGTTCTTTCTCTTCTTGCTTTAAACGTTTCTTTTCTTCTTTACGTTTAGCATTATAGGTAGCTCGTAAAGAATCTTCTACCATAGTCTTTTGATCGTGACAAACTTCACATAAAACCTGAAAACCGTCAACTGATGGAAACATACGAACGACATAATCGTGCCAATTCGTGAAACCTTCAGTGACGGATACAACAGGTTCGATGTGGTCTATACATACCTCATCTTTTTTAAAATCACCTTGACACATAGCACACATATACAACCCACGTTCCACTCTAGCGTTAGTCAAGGCTTGATTACGAGCACTCCATCTATACGTAGCACGACGTAATACTGGAGTTAAAAACTTCTTTAACTCTCTATGGTATTGTTTTTCTTTATCTTCTTCGTTATTATTCTCCGTCATCGTCAAAAAAATCCTCTAACATTTCAACTTTATCTGCATATGGTATAACAATTAAAAAAGCTAAAAACGATATAATAACAAATAACGCTATAAATTTTAACATACTACCATCATAATCAGTATAAATAATATATTACGAATTGTCAACCTTTTTTTCAACATGTTTACAATTATCACATATTAATAAGTTAAATCCGTGACCACCAGCTAATTTACGTACGCTGTACTTAGAACATTGATTACACTTTTCAACAGCGTTAACTTGTTTATAATCAGAACGCATCTCTTCTAATGTTTTCCCATGTTTAGCACCTTGAATCACATCATGAACTGAAAAGCCCTCTGTGTTATCTTTTAAAAACCTTGACGTTTTATTAAAAGCTTTTTCATAAGTAGCTAGTTCTTGTTTTAGTTCTTCTACTTGCTTTTTAAGTCTTTTATTAGCTGCTTTAAGTTTATCGATTGTTTCATGTTCTTCCCTTTGATCTGAGTTAGCGTAGGTCCGATGTTTACGACCCATAATGCTCCTACTTTTTGTAATGATTTATTATACTTAAAGCCTCGAATGTTACTTTATCTCGACTAACATTTTCCATATTACCAGCGTTTTTAATGATTTGCAAGCATCTTAAAAGAATTTTGTTATATTTTTTCTCTTCGTTATATACTTTAGTATATAGTGATCTAGGTAATCTGTCAGTTTTCTTGATACATTTTTTAAGTAATCTTAAATGTTTACCTTGATCATGTACTAATCTTTGAATGATATGCTTTATTTCGATATATGATTTAGTCATTTATACTCCTGTACTTCCAAATCCACCAGAACCTCTTTCTGTTTCTTTAATATCAGTTACTTCTTCAATAGTTGGTTGTTCTACTTTAACGAACGCAGCTTGAGCTATTCTCATACCTTTAGTTATCTTTTCATACGAGAAGTTTGTAGCTATATTATCCATAATAATTTTTACTTCACCTGTATAATCTGAATCAATAGTACCAATACCATTAGCTATACGAAGTTTAGTCTTTAAAGCAATGCCTGATCTTGATCTAATCTGTAGTTCATAACCTTTAGGAATTTCAAATGAAAGTCCGGTACGTATTAGTTGAGTACTGCCATTAGCTATTTCATAATCCTCTAAAGCATGTAAATCGAAACAACTAGCACCTGTAGATTGAAACGAAGGTATTATAGCATCTTCGTGTAATTTCTTGACTTTTAATGTTTTACTGTTTAACAATATAGGTTTACCTGCTGTATTATCAGTAGTTATAAATTCTACAGGTAACATTTTAATGTCAGGAATATGTACTAGACATTCCTTACAGTAATGATAATCAAATGTATCTAGTATTTTACCACACGACTTACATGATCTTGTAAACATATTATTTATTCCTTGTGATGATACCTTTTTTAAGTGTCCACCACATTCCGATATCTGCTTGTAATTGACCAACAGAGCTGTTATTTTCGATAACAACATCGTAGTCATCTTCAAAGCCAAGATCATTCTCAGTTTTATGATCGTCATATTGCCACTCTTTATCAGTGTCTTTACCATCTGTCGTAGATCGTTTGATTAATAAAAGAATACCACCAAGTTTTTTTAAAGCCCGACGTTCATTAGCATAACGAGCATCTGTAACTACTATCAATCTTTTACCACTGCTTAACATGTTCTTTATAGTAAGATCGATCCATAAGTCATTTGAAATATTATCACGACATACATCTGTACCTATAAATTGCATCATCTCACGAGGTGTATCTAATGTTCTACCATGACCAACATTTTCCATGTTTGTACGCATAACATAGTCAATTTCAACACCTCTTTCCTCTAACCACATTCTAATTTTATCTATGTCTGAAAAGTCAACAGTAATTCTATCGAATTGTTTATCCTTTAATTCATGATCATCGAAGTATTTTCGTTCTATTTTAAAAACACTTGTTAGCATATCTTTTAATATATCAGCAAAGGCGAATCGAGTAAATCCGTGATTTTCAATAAGTCTAGCTGCTGCTGTATCTTTACCACTACCCTTTTTACCTGAAATTGAAATTATAGACATTACTACCCCCTAGCAAATGCTTCTAATATCTGAATAGTCCATGCTTCGATTTCTCTGTTGTGCTTACCTACTATTTCACAACATAAATCTTCCATCTGATGTGCATTCAAATCACTTGATTCTATCAGACTTTCAAATACTAGCACATGTTGTAATTCATGTCTAATAGTATGTGCAGATATCATTTCTTTTTTAAAGAAAACCGTATGTTTCTCATTATCAGCACAAGCATGATCTATGTAATCATCGTTATCAGGAGGATTTTCCTTTTCAAATTGTTTTGCTGTTAATGAAACAAACTTCCAATCAGTACCTTTGATGTTTAATGTGATTGATTTTTTACTACTCATATTACTCCAAACAAACCGGAAAACTGTGATAAAAAGGGTCTGTCCTGTCTTTAGTTTCTATATAATAATTTATAGTTAAAGATGCTTCACTATCGAATCCATTAATTTCACTGTATCCATCTTGACCTGATAATGACGCATTAAAAATTATTCTACCTCTACCGAACATTGTTTTTTCATGATAATGACCGAAACGTGCAAATCTAATTAATTTACCTACTTGTTTACTTCTTTTTGATAAATGAGACTCGGCAGCCTTTCTTGCTATACCTCCCTTCATTCTATCACCGTGTTCATATAATATAGGTGAACCATATATATCATCAACATGAAAAACACCGTCTGGTATAATAAATTTAACGTTTTTAAATCCAGCTAACTTACACATATCCATTAACATATTATATATAATATATGATAAACTTTCTCTACCCGGATCTTGAAATGTCGGCTCTGTACTGTTTCGACAATGATTTCCTGCTACACATATAAAATCACATTTAATACCTGTTGACACTACAGGTACAATATAATCTTCATATATGGATCTAACCGCTAAAACTACCTGTTCACTATTACCAAATTCAGATGCTCGTCTGGATTCTACACCATGGAAATCAGCATTTTCTATTATGTCACCACCTAAAAATGTTATAATACGTTCAATGTTATAATGTTTTGAATATCTATTAATTTCATCTAAAGTAACAGTTCCAAATTTCTTCATACGTTCTCTAGAAATTTTCTCATTAAATGTTTTAGATTTTTTACCGTAATGTAAATCGGTTAACATTGTTTCAATAGTCATATTATGTTTACGTTTATCGAGCTTAGGTTTAATTATAACAGGTTTAGTAAATCTCGTAGAAGTAACAAGGTCTTTAATTTCACTTAGTAAGTCCTGTCTCTTTTCTAAATAATTGACAACTGTTAAATTCTGTTTAACAGCTAATGATTTGGCTACCTTTGCTCTTTTTTCAGCCTTTAAACTTTCAATTAAAGGGTCTGAATCTTTCTCAATACCTTCATATCTATAAAAAGCTTTTCGTAAAGCATTAGGAGAGTTTCCGGGAAAGTGTTCAGTCATCTGATCCCAAGTTAAATTACTTTCTAACCTGAGTTTAATTAAACGTTTTATATCATTTTCATTCCACTTAGCCATCTAATTTCTCCTCGATAGATTTTAATTCGTTATTTTTCTTAATTATAAATCTAAATACTTCATCGTGTTTAATTTGTAGTTCATTAATCACTGATCTCATCATACTAAAATCTTTGTATTTAGTCAATATATTTAAAGTAACAGCTATATCACTCATTAGTAATTCTGCTTCGTTTATAGTTTTTTTCAATGATTTAGATCGTTTAAAATCTTGTATTGATATTATGTTATTCATTAAAATCTTCTTAGTATGTATATACTGTTTATTTTGTATTCTTTTTTAAGACACTTATTACGTGTGTTGACTCTATGTTTAGTTATAGCATTGCTCCTAATTATATGTCCTCTAGGTCGAGGAATAGTAAATACACTAGCTCCTATATTATAGTTTTTATAGAACTGCACAGTTGCATAACTTAAACATGTTAGTAAATGTAGGATTGAGTAATTATGATTATCCATCTATATACAAAACTGCTTCATAGTTAGTCAATATATCTTCTCTCTTGAAAAGTTTATTATAAAAATAGTTTGTTCTATATTCATGATTATTAACACATACAAACCAATGTGCACTAAATCTAGAGCCGTATATTTTTAAAAACGTATTAGTCGTTAAATAAGCCAGTGGATCTCGTTTTTTGGAATGCTTTTTCATAATGATTAATCTCCGTTAACATCTCATTAATTACTTCTACTAATGTTTTTCTGTGAATAGCGGCTCTAACAATAATTTCACGAATATGAGCTGGACTAAACTTCTCACATTTTTTAGATGCTATTAATTCAGATGCTTCTTCTGTGATCATGTTCTTTTTATCAAAAAACTTTAATAACGATTGTCTAGCTTCTGCTGTTGGAAACCCTACTTCGATCTTATCGTCGAATCTATTAGGTCTGTTTGTTAAATTACCCATAAATACTTCAGGGTAGTTAGTTGTAGCGATAATTAATGTAGTTGTCGTAAACGTTTTTTCTTGATTATCAAGTAATGCTAATAATGAACTATCTGAACGCATACGCACTTGATCGATTTCAACTCCTCCGATATCTTCTGCTATTAAAATAAGTCGTTTAACACCGTGTTTATTGTAATCAAATGTTTTAATAAAGTCTTTAATTTCATGTGCTTCGTATTTATCAGTATTCCATACCACAACAATAGTATCATTAGTAGCTGTATACTTATTAGCAATTGCAGCTAATGATGTAGATTTACCAGTTCCCGGGGGACCGTATAATAAAATACCACGTTTAGCAATATCAAATCCGAATTCCTTATAAACAGGAGCATTCTCAAAAAACATATCAGCTTTATCTGTAATTTGTTTAGTGTTAATAAATGCTTCCATAATAACGTCTTTAGTGAAGTTAGTAGGTTCTAAGTGATAGCCAGACATATCTTTAATAATAGTGAAAATACCCGGTTTAACTTCTAAATTACCTCTAGTGAAGTCAGACTTATCGATATATTCTAATTGAACAAAGTTACCTTCAGGTGTTAAAGAAGCGAAATCAGACTCATTAATAATGTCTCCGATATTTAAACTATCTAAATTTGTCTTGCTTTTTACTACAAAGTGTCCCATCTATCCTCCAATATTAAACTTAGTCCAATTTTTATAATCGTCTTTACTGAGTAAAAGGGTATCCGTCCCATCCTTGGAATACGGATACTGTATCCAATTACCCTTATCATTAATATACTTAACATTTATTAAAATGTCAACATCTGTTTCTTTAATTATTTTAACAATTTTTATTGATAGAGTTGTAGGATTTGAATGTCTGTAAGCTTTACCTTCTTTTAATTGTTGTATCTCACTACTCATGTTTTCCTCGTATTTCATCTAATGTTTCTTGTGCTCTTTTTCCTATAGTATCCTGTTCTTCCCATAAATAATAATAAACCATGCTCGCTTCACAACTGTCGTAACTACTGCCATTAGCATAGTATTCAAGAGTTTCAATTGCTTTATTTAGTTTGTTATTTAAGTCGCTATATGCTTTACCGTCAGCGTCAGCTATTTTATTACAGTGTTCTAGAATTTGTTCAGACTTCTTTTCTTTAGTTGAAGCCCCTGCTATAAATGAACTCCTCATTACTTCCTTAAAATCTAGTAAGTTTTCACAGGTTTGCCAATCTCTAAACTGCATGGCTTCGTTATATAATTTGTTAAAATATTCATCAAATAATTCTTCGTTAGTCATACTTCATAACCTCTTTCCAATAAAAAGTGTTTGTTCTTTTTTAGTTCATATTTAATAAACATTTCTTTAATAGGTAATATAGTTTCAAACACTAGTGATGTATCGAATAGTTTACCAAGTAAACGAACTCTATCGTGATCGTTAACCCAATTCTGAATCAATTTAAGTTGTTCTTGTTTATCATAATAAACATATACTCGATCACCTTCAGACCATTCAATATCCTTAATAGCGTTCATTATCTTTATTTCATTAGATCGTGTACTATTAATTGTTTTTTCTGAAATAGTTTTACGTGAAGACCATCGTTTAATATCTGTTAAAGTCATGATTTCGTGAACATAAGTTTCATACGTTTCAATCATCTTAGTTTTAATGTCTTCAATATCTCGAGTGTGTAGTATGATGTCGATACATTTATTAATATATTCTTTAAGTGCAGGTTCTTTAGTTGATGCTTTAAGTGCTGAACCCTTTATCTTTACTTTTTTACCGTCATACAGTACATAATTTTTAGTTTTAATAACTATTACTGTTTCATAATATCCGTCGTCGTCCATTTTAATTTTTTCAGGTAATATACTATTAATGTCGTTTAATAGTGATTTTATCTCATCTTCAGAATAAGATGACATATCCTGTTTACAAAAAGAAATGGAGTCAGTGTCTGTATTAACAATTGTGAAATTATGGGTTAATTTTTGCACAACTATGTTCTCTCTCTAGTTTACAGACCTCTATGGTCTGATCATATGATAAACCTAAAGACTTACAATTGTCAACACATCTTAAATAATTAAAGCTATGACACTTCAACGTCGAACAACTCGTTAGATTGAATAACACCATCGTTAGAATAACTTTCAATATCTTGTTTTTCATATACTGTTTCAACTCCTGCTTGTTGTAACCAAAACGATACAGGGCGAGATGAAGCCCATTGTATAGCTGTAGAAATTACTTCTCTGCCTTTTTCAGTAACAAGTGCTGCATTAGCAGGTGAATTGAAATTTAATCCAGTAGCACCTAGTAGTCCGTACGCACTGTTAATACCGATCTTTTGTGATTGTTCTATATCCGAATAATATTTGAGTTTAGTTTCTTTAAATAAATCTTTATTTCTAAAACGTTCAAGTGTGAAAAATTCAACCATCTTATAGAAGTTAGCTTTGGGATCTTTTTCTTTGTCATAAATATTATACTGGAGTATACAACTAGGATATTCCGATTTTATATCTTGCTTTACGCAATTTCTGTAAATTCCGGGAACTCCAAATGATATAGCACCGGGATACTCAAGTTTTTCACTAGATTTAGGTATACTGTGTTTATCTTGTAAATAACTACGAACTAATAATGAATTTAATTGTGAACCAGTAGCTGATTCACACATAGCTTGGAACGATTTTGGTATTGAACGTGTAAAGTAAAACAAAGCTGGAACCATTAAATCATATAAAGATAACGCATCATCACCGTCATCAATACAATATCGTTTAATTTTATCCCATTCGTCTGCTTTTTTATAATTAAATCGAATCTGAGAAGCATCATAGAATACACGATTTTCTTTTTCTAAATTTTCTTGTTTAATAATCTGCTTTAATCCGTAATTTTCGTATTTTTTTGTAGCAGCGTCATAGTTTATAGCTAGAAACATTGTATCGATAATTTCTCGACCAAATAATTCAGTTTTAGGGTAAGAAATACTACGTGAACCATCTACACGTTTCTTATTCATATAGCTATCTATGTGTAAATATCCACCATCACGACCTAATTGTATCTTAGCTTTAGGTCCACGTATTCTTTTATAGATAAAATCTAGATAAGGTAAGTCATATCCAAATATATTATGTCCACAAACAATAGCAGGGTCTATTTCACAAACCCACGAAGCCCAATCGTCAATCATATCAGCTTCATTTTCGTATTCGTCGTATGAAAATAAACGTTTTTGAATAATTCCGTTTCTTCTGAATGTATTACTGATTAAAAGAACTTTAGAGTTCTCATCTTTTTTAAGAGAGGTTGATTCAATATCGAAACATAGAATAGGTGGATCAGTATGCTTTAATCCTTTAAAGTATGTATACCCATCTTTAACCATTAAAGCTTCTGTTGAGTTGAATATACTATAAACATCGTAATAACGTTTTGTTTTAGTACGAAAGTCCATAAAATCATTACGTGTTTTGAACTGATTACCGTATTTATAGTGTAAATTACCAGCAAGTCTTACTGATTTTTTACCTATAGGAGTACTACTTAATACCCAAAACCTATTAGGAACATCAATACGTTTAATACTGAAATCGTCTTGAAGTACATATAAATATGCAACATCATCGACGACTTCTATATTAACTATACGTTCAATAGGCGATTTACCGTATATAAGTTTAGTAATTTCGTCCATATTATCCTAAAATACCTGATCTAGCTACTTGAATTTTAAACGATTCGATTGCAACAGAGCGTTCTTTAAATTCTTCTAAAACAACAGCAGAGTTCATATCGAATTTAACAGCAACTACTTTATAAACACCGTCTTCTTTAACTAAACTGAACGCTACTTCTTGTTGTAAAGGTTGTTCAGGTACTTTAACTTCTTCGGACTGAGCTTGTTCTTCAATTCCAAGAGCATCGTTTACAATTTGTTCCGTAGTTTTTTCTTTTTTCTTAAACATATTTTTCTCCTTATGTTGTTACCATTTAATAACTTGTGAAACTTTATTAACGGCATTAGTGGGCGTGTTTTCTAATAATGACATAACTCTATTAGCTTCTTCTGTTGATAATTTAAAATAATTATCGTCCTTAATTGAAAGATATGGATCATGTATAGACATTAGATAGTAATCAGGGTATGTAAAATGTGGAATTATTCTTATTATGTGTTTAGTATTAAACATTCCCACTACCGGTTTATCTAATCTTAAATACGTTATTTTGATAAACATTTTCGTTCCTTATGTTGTTACCATATCTTTGTACCGAATGGATTTGTTGTAGAAGTAGGTACTTCGTATCTAACTATAAATCGTTCTTTAATATTATTATAAGAATCTTCTGTAATTAAGAACGGTTCACTATCATCTTTCACGAAGAGACTTGCTGTTTTATTTGAATGTAATACTACACATGTTATTGTGTCCGTATTAAACAACATTGGAGACAAATCACCTTCTATATCAGCGTCATCGAAAGCCATAACTTCAATTAACATACTATCCTCCTAAAACGGTATATCGTCACTTTTAAATTCAGAATCCGATTTTATTAAACGTTCATTACCTGTACTTATACCTTTCAAAGCTTCTATAAGCTGATCTTCTGTAGTAATAGGTTGCATTTTACTTACAGCTACTCCTAATCGTATCATAGTTTCGCTCGTTATATTATACCCATCGTTTACAAACTTAATAGTTCTAACAAGAGCGTTCAAAGGTGATTGTATATTATCACATACAAGTAAATCACTACCAGCGTCACCGTGTTTAAGTATATCTAGCTGCGGAACATAAAATCCTTGGTTAATAGTAAAGTCGAATGTTTTAACAAGGTTATCCGGCATACCACAAACCACTGTTATAATTTGCACTTTACAATCACCTACTTGTATATTGTAGTTGTTTATAGCTGTCTTTTTTAATGCAAAGTTATTATGAGCTTCTTTTACGAATAGATCTCTATCCTCTTCAGAAAAGAAGAACAGGTCGTAATCTTTAGGTTGTTTATTACGAATTAAATCACGTACACAACCTCCAGCAAAAAACGTTTTAGTTTTAATAATATCCTTAGTTGTTTGTAAGTATAAGCTGTCAACTAAATCTTCGTGTAATCTTCTTAGTTTCTTTTTAATATTCTCCATACTCCCTCCATAGCGAGTCACTTAACTCGTCACTAATATTTTTTTGTTTCATGCTGATCCTCTTGGAATAATTACAACATTTGATCCCATTACATTTATTGTTAAAAATTTGATTAGTCTTTTCTGTTCAGATTCTAAAAACAATTCTAACTCTTCATCGCATTCATTTTGATTATTATAGGATTCAATTTTCAAATTGATTTCTTTTAGCTGTGAAATGGCATTATTTATTTCAAGTTTGTTTACTATATTCTGTTTCATAACAATCCCCGATAACACAACTCACTTGTTAATAACAGTAACCTAAATTCTTCCGTTTTAGATAACTTTTTAAAGTTAGCAATAACCATAGTTAAAATATAAGCAGCTTCTAAGTCTTCGTCTTTAAATTTACTGAAGAATTTTACAAGCTCTTTATCGATCATAACTTACCCCTTACATAAGCCTTCACTAAGAATAACACAAGTCTAGGTATTTCACAATACTTAATTGTAAACGTGGAAGACATTGGTGTTACGGAGATATGAGTGTTGGTATCTGTGAATTTAGTTAGTCGTAGATTCATTTATCAAACCTCAACATATCCATAATTATTTCTTTATTTTTATCATGCTTCTGTTTCATATCTCTAATAACATCTTCTTCATAATTTATTACTAATAAGTGAGCAATTTCATCGTCGTCAAGTTCTCTAAAGAAAGTACTGTAATTATCAAAATCGTAAACTGGTGCGATATTATACATTATGTAATTATAACCGCCAAATCTATGAAATAGTTTAGTCCATAAAGTCTTACTTAATCTACCATATATATTACCGTCTTTACTTATATAAAGACCTTGATAATTCTTATTCATACGTTATAACTCCTAATTACTACCTCGTAAACAGGCTTACCTAACTTTAACATAGTTTCTTTCATATGTCTACTACCCTTACTTTCACCGTCCCATATAAGTAGTAAAACATCTGCATACTCAGCCATTTGTTTATTACGAATCATTCCAGCGGCTTTACCGTGTGTATCCCAATCAGCAGGGAACTTTTCACAATCTAATTTATTAGCTAAAGAAAAACACTCTCCACATTTATCTATCCCTTTAGCACAACCTGATACAATCTTCATTCCAGTTAAAGCTTCATCTGGTAATAGATTTAGAATTACACTCTTTATAAATTCATTGTCTACTTGTAAAGTTCTACTACCTGCTATAATTAGTTTCATATACAATCCTCGTCACCACCCCAACTTACACCTATACCGAATCCTAGTACTTGAATAGAGATCCAGTTAGGTCTTTCAAATTCTTTTAAATACATTATTTCTGTTACAAAACTAAGTCTGTAACCATCTCTAAAAGAGTAACCTCCATCGTCATGTAGAAATTTCCCTAAGTTAGGTGTTAAAAAATGTAGTTTCATAATTTACTCCGGTTGATATTTTTTTAAAGCGTTAACACTTTCTAAAGAATGTACTAAAAACTTAGCAATATCCTTAGTATCCGATGCTGGTTTAATTTGAGGACCGTCATCATAACTATACCATAAAACACCATCACATAAAAGAGCATGGTCTATAAAATTAATAAGTTCCTCTTTAGTTAAATCACTTGTGTCATAATGTTTAAATTCACTGATAAAAAGTTTTTCTTCTAATTCATCGATACGTTTTTGATAGTGATAACTATCCATTACGAATAATACTAGTAGAAAAACTATCGGTATAAAATATGTAATAAAGTTCATTCTTTCTCCCATTTATTCATCAGAAAGTTTGGATCGCATTGATCACATACACATCTCATAGTACAACCACTACCAAACTTATAGTTCTCACCTCTAATAATACGTGCTTTAACTGGAGGCGGTTGCATTCCCATATCTTCTAATCTAGTTAGTATGATGTCAGCTAACTCTTTATTATATCGAAGTTGTTCAACTGTAACACATGGTTCATCATCGTCTATTGATACAGGAGGTGTTAGTAATTCTTCAATTTGTTCCAACATAAGACTACGTTTCATTAATCATCACTCCGAGTTTCTTGTCTACATAAACTACATTCTGTAATTCCGAAAAAACTCTCCGATTTTTAGAATAACCGGAGATTGTTTATATGTCAATACTTAATCCCAACCGTCTTTATCTTTCTTAGAAGAGTTTTTTATTTTCATGAGTTCATTAAATTGTTCAAGTTGAGCGTCGTCAAGTCCGTAAATATCACCACGTTTACCATTCCACCCATAGATTAGACGATCAAGCTCACCTAAATCGTTTTTAAGTATGTTTACAATCATATAGCGATCTAAATCTTTTGTTTCAGGTGTATAGAACGGTCTAGATAATGAAACAATACCTCGAAATGATTGATACAAGAATGAACTTCCCTTAATACTTGTATATGATTTAATCTCGGTATCCGGTCCACCTCCTAAACTGAACTTATTAGGTTGACATAATGTAATACAGGCAACGTTTAAATCATTTATCATGTCTTGTAACTCGTTAGCTACCTTTTTAGAAGCAGCAGTATCATCGGATACGTCACAATTAACACGTTCAAAATAATCAACCATTACTAATTTAACTTTTTGTCCAGATTTACGTTCAACTTCTCGAACATAATCCTTAATACTGGAAACAGTAGCTGCTGATCTATCATAGAACCAAACATTACCATATTGTTCTTTGATTTTTTCAACAATTTCCTTACCACCGTTTTTCTTAAACGTGTCATATATCTGTTCACGTGAATATCCAGTGACAGCGTAACATAGTTTCTCAAATAATCTATTACGGTGCATATCTAAACTAGCGAATACTGTAACTACATTAGACATACTAGTATTTTTTAGAATTTTTAAAGCTATACTAGTTTTTCCAGCTCCGGCTGAAGCTACGATGCCAATATTAGAACCTATTGTAATAGGCATAAGTTTATCTAATTCAGGAATACCTGTCTTCACTGTATTTTTATCTATATTTTTAACAAAATCAGCAAACGTTGACTCAACTTCATGAATAGTCATAGGTTCGTCTGTTGATGAGTCAATCTTTAAACCCATCTTTAGTGCATACTGTGATAACCAATTAGTAGGGTCTTTAGTTGTAAACTGTCCACCTTTCCAATTATCTGAATATACTTGTTTAAGTATTAATTCGATTTCTTTATCAGGAAACAACTCTTCTCCTGTACGCATAGCTTGAGTTTCAGCTACACCTGATAGGATACCTCGTACAACACGTTCATCATAGCTTAAATTACGATATGTAGCAGCTAGACATAACATAGCATGGTTACGTTCACCTGTTCTAAAAAACCCATTTAGTAATAAAAAACGAGCATCATCTAAATCTCTTGGTTTTAAACGCATATCTATTTGAGATATATCGAAACCTAGTTCATTGACAGTTTCCTTCTTATCTTCTTTTTCTGGTATTAATAAACTATCAGGTAGTTTAGATGGATGTTGTGTAATGTTTAACTCCCGAGGATTAGTAGCCATTAATCTAATATCTGAAATACTTAACTCGTCAAGTTCCCATAAATCCAACGGAATCTTGTATAAACCTGACTCTTGATGTTTAGTGTTAATAACTCTGATGATACGATTAGGGTCATTAACTACTCTATCAAATGTTTTTAAATCACCTGCTAATTTAAAGACAGCATTCTTAAATTGTTTAGGAGTAAGTCTAGTATCTAAGTCAATCATCAAAGATACACCTTTGTTACCAGTGAACTGAGCATGTATAGACTCTTGTGGAATACCTGCTTCAATTGCTCTATGTGCAACAGTGATAGCGTCCTTTCTAGCTTCTTCTAAATTATGTTTACTATCAAAGTCAAAGTACAACATATTAGTTGAAGTATCTTGTATACCTGAAACCGTTCCTGTTTTATCTACAATTTGTTTATGTTCTGAATTATACTGAAATAAACTAATATACCAATCTTTATTTTTATCGGTAATAATCTTAGTTGCTTCTGAAATGGGAACTAGATTAGATTTACTGTTTAAGCCTTGTCGTACATTAATATACAACTGTTTATCAACTGGTGACATTTACCTTCCTCCTAAGTAAAAGAGGTACTACTTTAAGGCTAGTACCCAACCTTGAGAAGTAACTGGAGGGATTACTTCTCCTTCTTCTCGATTTTAATAATATTGAAACGAACAAAATCTGGATACAGTTTTTCTGTATCAGCTAGTAATTTCTCAGCATATTCTTCTGAAAGTTTACCAGCTTCTAACGCTGCTTGAATACTGTCGATAGCCTGTTTCTTATTACGTAAATTGTATGTACCTTTTTTAAGGTCATCTCTAATGTCTACGTAATCAGCTCCACCTGTTTTACTTTTCTTAATCGAACCTACAATTCTATCAGCCATTGGTTTCCTCCTTGTTGTTTTCCATAGCTTGTAACATATCAATCTCTTCTTGAGATAGTTCTTGATTTGGATCAGCAGCCTTTTCTAATACAGCTCTAGCATTGTTATAAGTATCTAATTCCATAATGAATCTACATTCCATACAAAATGTACCTACTTCTAACATAGTTGCTTCGAACTGATTTAGGTTGTATTTCTTACCTGAAAGCTTTCCATCTACTAATGCTTTTAATAAACGTTTAGCACCCCTAGCTGAAAGCTGATCTACACCCTGTTTAAATTTAAACGAGTATAAGTTAAATCCCATAGCAGCAGCTTCAACTGGATCTTTAGGTTGAGACTGTTCTTTAATTAATTCAGCTTCTAGTTCTTCGGTAGACATGTGTTTTTCAATCTGTTCCATTTCATCTAGAACAGCGTCAAACACTTCTTTACCTTCTACTTTATTATCCATTATTGCCATCCTTCATCAGCTTGATTAGCTGGAGCTGCAGCACTTGGTGTACTACTTGGTTTTTTAAAACTACTTGGTTTACTTGCTGGTTTCTCAGCAGGTTTTTCACTATCAGCTTTCTTTTCTTCACTTTTGTTAAAAGTCTTAGCAGGTGCTGAACCTCTAGACATAGCAGCCTCACCATCGTCGTCATCTGCTCCTAAGTTAATTAAACTTTGTAATCCATAACGTCTAGCGTATGAAACACCTGAACCGTGAGCTTGTGGATCGTTAGCTTTAGCTGAGATAATTTCAGTTAAAGACGAAATAAATTCACCTGATGTATGCAGTAATACAGTTTCAACAAATGCCTTACCTTCAATATGAACAGTAGGTTGAATTACTGAAATACCGTTTTCGTTTAGTAATGGTAGACATGCCTCACGTACTGAGTTTAAGTCAGCGTATTTACTTTTAAAGAAAGGGTTCTTACTATCTTTAAGAGCATTACCCATTTTAGATTGTGCTTTAACTAAAGCTTCTGCTAATTTAACAATTGATTCAGATCTGTTCATTAGTTCCTCCTATAAACATTTTTCTCTTGATTTATTAACTTCCATACATTTTTCATAAAATATAGGTTTATCTTGTAAGTCGTCATATGTAAACGGTTTCTGAGCTTCTTTAAATAAGGCAACACCTGCTAGACCAAGTACAACAGGTCCACCACATGATTGCAATAAAGCAGCTCCTAATAATCCTAGAACGAACATTATATTTCTTAACATACTACCCTCTCAATAATAAGATTAACGGAACAACTGTTAATATCATACCTGAAAAAATAAATAAGTCAATATTAGACATTAATAAAGCTGGAACTAAATGTCCATAGACTCCTATCATAATCATTGTGATACAACCCGGAACTAATGTACCTAATAATTGTTTCATATACCCTACTTTAATAACACTGCGAATAGGAAAAATACCCATCCTGTTATACTATACACGAAACTTATATTAAAGTCAACAAACATAGAACGAATAAAAAAATACGCAGCTATTGAAAATAGAAACACACTAGCCATCGGAAGCCTCCTCAACTTTATTCATATCTACAATATCCTCCATACTATCTTGATGACAGTATTTAAAATATGGACACAATCCCCATGGCTTTTTACATGCTTGTAGATTACGTATTTTTATACCATACGTAATAGCTTGATTAACATTATCCATATTCTCGATAACAATATCTTCAAGTCTAAATGGGATTTCACCTAGTATTACTTGAGAAGATGCTTGTGGGTCTAATTCAATATCATATGTACCGTGGCAACGTTCATCGTTTATAACATTATTACATGTTTTATGATTAGAACCTGAACCATCGAATCCACACTTAGTACATATCTTTTTCTTGTTTTTACGAATAATCTTACTTAGTACAATATATCCAGCAGATCGTGTATCTTCATACTTATCTGATAAGTCGTGGATATACAACGCTAACTGATGTGAAGTAAGTACACTGTCATCTTCATATGGTCTTGTTGCTGTTTTAAAGTCTATTACAACAGGTTTAGGTTGTCCTTTTAATCTAACTACAGCATCTGCATATCCAATAACTTCATCTCCATTATCGTTAGATAAGTTTACTTTAACTTGAGTTCCTAGTACTTCTTCAATATTTTCATCAATAACACGAATGGCTTCCTTTAACATTAGAAGCCCTTTACGTCTTAAACATAACCAATTAGCAGCGTTTAGTAATTGTTTCTTTTCTTTCTTTAGTTTATTGAAACCTATTACGTCTTTTTGTTTATAAATAGCATCAAGTTCTTGTGACACATTCTCGATGTTAAAATCTTTCATTAACATTTGTATGTCTTGAAGAGATAATAATTCTATATCGAAATCATTGTTAGCATATACAATATTAGTACATGTTGCTAATTGTGTCTTAACTTTATTAATATCTTGTTCTTCCCACATTTCTTTAAAAACACGACGAGCTACTTCTTTGTTTTTAGTTTTCAGATATTCTTCAACAGCTTTATCTATAGCTGAACCGAACAATAAAGCAGATGAATGATACTTAGGTCTATACTTCTTATTATAATGTAAGTCGTATGCCATAGCACATTCAGTGAATTTGTTTACGGAACTATGTGAATGTTTCATATAATATCCTTTAATGGTAGTTTTCTAAAATGACACCACAACCGATGTCCTCCACGTGGTAAAGTACTTAGACATTGACGTAAGTTTGTCCACATAGCAATATCTAATTCTTTGCTAATATTCTCCATACTCCCTCCGTAGCGAGTACCCTAGCGAGTTCCTTAGCGAGTACCCTAACGAGTGCCATAGCGAGTTCATTAGCGAGTACCCTAACGAGTGCCATAGCGAGTTCCCTAGCGAGCGCCTTAACTCGTCACTTATATTAACTTGTTTCATGTGTTACTCCTTTTTAAACAATGGTGTAAAAGAATGGTACATATATTTAGTGACATGTTCAAGAAATAACGTGTTAAATGTTTTAGGATCGATCTTTAATTCGACATCAACATCTTCACCTGTTTCTTCTAAAAACGTATTTTTAAGCTCTAGTATCTTCTGGTTTATTTTATCTATATTCATACATTATAACCCACAAACACCACCTACACATTCTGTTTCCTTTTCTTCAAAAACAGTTCCCTCGTTATTTAATGCTTCCTGTAAATCAACTCTTGTTAAAGGTTGACCACTACGACAACCATCTGGATAAACTGTAAAACCACGTAAACGTTTAGCGTATTTAAGTAGTATTTTAGAATATTTTTCAACAGTATTTTCGTTATTTAATTCACTTCCCCATTGTGACATATTACAAGTTGAACTTATTGACATGTCTACATAATTTTGAACATCAGCTTGAAATTTAACTCTATCTTTGAATGATAGGTCATAACTGTCTTGAATGTTTTCAACAGTAACACCTTGTTCTAATAGTCTTTTAACAGCACCATCAACAACATACTGATGTAACCATTTACCTTCTTTGTAATATCTACGTTTATATGCTTTACAAAATAATGGTTCAATACCTGTTGTTGTTTCTGCGATAATTCCAATAGTACCAGTTGGTGCAATAGCTCTTACGCCTTTAGGAACAGACACGTTTAATTGTTTAGCAGTAATAAATGCTGTTGACGATGATTCTTGTTCATATACGTTTAACCATTTATGAAGTTCGGGAGTTACTTCGTATTTCATACCTCTTGTCATTAACCATTCGTGAATACCACCTAACCCTAGACCTATACGATTATTACGTAGTCCTACTTGTCTAATTAACTCATTAGGAACATCAGAATAAATACCACCACACATTAAAAAAATTGTGGCATATTTACAAACTTCACCAAACTCTTTTCTATCAGTGCATCTATTCATCCAAACAGTACCTAAGTTACATTTATCATTATCATCTTCACTCACAACTTCTGTACAGGCGTTTCTAAGATTCTCATTGTCTTTGAGAAAATTAAAAGACATACCCGGTTCAGCAGTTTCAAATGCCTGTCTACAATTTTCTAACCATACTTGTTTTGCTAGTTCGTGTTTTGGGTGTTGTTCGTCTTCAATAGCTACAAAAAATTCAGTATTATATTCAACAGAGATGTTAGTTAGTTCCATTGGAAGTTGGAAATTTAAATCTCGTTTTTTCATTTCCATTAATTCTTTAGGATGGTTTTTTAACTTCATAAATTTAAAAACATCAGGGTGATCCCATTGAAGACCTCCGAAAATTGCACTTCTGCGTTGACCTCCCTGCATAATACCTCTACCTGCTTCATTAACCATGTTCATTAATGCTATCGGTCCAGTAGACGTTCCACCTGTTCGTGTTATCTTAGTACCTTCCGGTCTTAACTTAGAATAAGAAACACCTATACCACCTCCGGTCATTAAACATGATGTTACATTGTGCATTAAGTTAGACCAACCTTCTCTAGTGTCTTCTGCTCTTAATAAAAAACAGTTATTTACTTGATGAAAAGGTCTACCTGCTGAATAAAGATATCTACCACCCGGTATAAACTTACGTTCTAACATAAATTTAAAAATCTTGTTTTTTGTTTTATCGTCAACTAATTGTCCACATACTGCATTAACAACTCTTCGACAAGTTTGTTCCCAATTTTCTTGTCCGTCCATTGAATACTTTTGTAAAAAAATATCATTAGCGAATGACGATCCAAAAACATCTTTACTCATTAACAATTTCTCCTTCTAATCTATTTCTATTAAACTCTAACACACAACTAAACGACCCCCATACACCAATATGTTGTACTAAAAATTCATATAATTGTGAATATATTAATGTATCTAATTCTTTGTTAATATTCTCCATATTCCCTCCGTAGGGAGTTCCATAGCGAGTCCTCTAGCGAGTTCCATAGCGAGTCCTCTAGCGAGTTCCATAGCGAGTCCTCTAGCGAGTACCATAACTCGTCACTTATATTAACTTGTTTCATGTTATTGTCCTGTTATACAGTGTTCAATCTTTTCTCCACAATACTCTTTTAGATAAAAGAACTTTCCTTCTATGTATATTAAATCGTTTTTTAGAAATTGTCTATTAATAAAATACTTTTCTGTAATATATCCAGTTATTAAAAGCGTTCCTACTATTCCGATAAGAACGCCTATAATAAGAGAGGGGGATGACCTATCCATTCTTAATCATGTTATTAAGTTGGACTTGTTGCTTCATACGTTTATCTAACGACGAAGCAGGTAACTCTTTAACAATACCTTTTGTGAATTTAATTCGATCAATAACATATTTAACATCTTGTTGTAAACATTCTGTAGACAATACTAATTCTTTCACTTCGTCAATACTGAACCCTTCTGTAACATTAGCAAGTTCATTAATCTTTTTAAGATCGTTTAACTTAGTATTTAAATAAGCCAATCTCGCTTTAATATCTGGATACTTAACTTCAATAACACTACTGAATCTTCCCGGTCTTAAGATACGAGCAGGGATTTGATCAATAAAGTTAGTAGTAGCTAAATACATAATATTGTCTTTCTGAACTTCACCGTCTAAGATTGATAATAGAATCTCTTCAAAGTCTTCTAAAGTTTCATTAAACTCTTCGAAGACCACAAGTGTATTAACATCTGGTTGAATAGTGTTAAGAATATGAAACGCTCCTGATAACATTCTAGGATCTGGATTCATTAAAACAATACCACCGTTTTCAACTACTTTATTAGCTACTCTTGCCACCATACACGTTTTACCAGTTCCCGGTAATCCATGTAATAGAGCACTTCGTTTATATAAAAAGCCCATTTCTTTAAATTTCCATTTCGTTTCAGGCTTTAAAAAGAACTCCATTTCTCCAATTAACTGTTCAAATTCTGTTGAAGGTAAATCGATTAATTTGTCAGAGTTTAATGAAGACTCTACTAAAAACACATTACCATCTCTATCCATGTTAGCATTATAAACACCTGCCGGTAGACGATTGTGTGTTGATAGATTGGTACTAGGCATGTACTTAGAACCACTTTGTAAGAAAATTGAAAAATCTTTTAATTTAGACATGTTCCCTCCTTATGTCTTTATTAGAATACTTTATATATTTTTAATTGTCAACATTTATCTTTTTAGCAATTTCAAGAGCTTCTTCATAATAAAGTAAATCAAAGATCAGATCTAACTCTACATAACAATTACTTAAACCCTTTAGTTTTTCTTTAGTGTACATTATAAAATGGAGATCAGTACCTTCTTTATAATAAAGAATTTTCTTGGTTTCGTTTATTTTATTGATATAAGATTGATTTAATGTCTTCCACATATTAAATTCACTTTCTAATCTGTCTTTGTTAGTATAAACTCTATATACTTTTTTCATATTATCCTTTTATTGTGTTAGCTATTATCAACGCTATACATAGATCACATACAATACCTAGTATTAATTTAGGTACAATTTTTTGAAATCCTGTTAAAAATAGAAACAATGTCATCATGTTAATAAATATCTTTATATATACCTGTTCGTAAACATTCTTCTCTAAATGACGTTAATAAAAAAATACGTATAGTTTTGTATGTGTAACGTGTGTCTTTATACTCAACACTGATTAATTCATTTGGTTTTGTAAGAAATGTTCTTATATATTTTTTATAATATTTTTTAATGAAGTCTGTAGGGAAATGTTCGTACATATTCCAACATGTATAAGACCAATTATAATTATTTGTTTTCTTTATAACTTTATCTATCCTATTAATAAATTCTTTTTTAGTCATATAACCTCTAATGAAAATCTGTATTATCTTTATCCAAGTATTCTTCCGAAATCCATTTCAAAGCACGTTTACATGAAGACATACTAGGATCGTTATAATTAACCGATTTAATAACAATACCTTCTCGTATCTTTTGTTCAGGACAATAAACTGAATTACCTTTAGTAAGTTCGTAAGCTAATTCTTTATTGAACTTTCCTTTATACAATACTGGAACAAAATCAAATCCTCTACTCTTAGCATAATTCTCAACGTCTTCAGGTGGAAGCCATGTAAATGTTCCATCTTCATTTAATCGTTTAACATCATATACAACAAAGTGGTGTTGTTTATGTCCGTAATGATAGTTCTTTTGAATACCTTCTCCGATAATTTCACCGAATACAATTTCATCGTGTTGTATTTTATTGAACGCATCTACTCGTTTAAAAGTTGCTCCATAAATATCTTCACCGTAAAATCCTTTATATCCGACTCTATGTGTTAATTCAACATTATTACTTCCATAACCATACTCATATCTCGGTAACAGTTTTAATTTACCTGCAACATATCTTTTAATTAATCCGAATGTTTGACGTAATACTGCAACCTTATCAGGAGAGTCCTTGATAGTTAAGAAAACATCCTTGATATGTCTAAACGATGGTGTTGTAGTAGGTAGTAAACATATCCTAGCTGCTGAACCGTGAAGCTTTTCTTGAATAACAACATCTTCGTCTGGTTTAAATAAATCAGGAAACCATTTAACATTATCTAATCCGTTATATTTATGGAACAACGGATTCTCTAATGGTTTGTTACGTGTTTTCTTATCACCTTGAATACGTTGAAACTCAGGTACAGGGGGTTCGTATTTAATAATACCTAGTAATTCCTTATAGTCGTGTTCTAATTTGAAATCCATTCTAGATTTTAACCCACGTTGTTCTAAAAGTTTATGTATATCAGACGGACTTATCAACATACCTTGAGATGCAAATTTTCTAATACGAATTTGTTTAACTCGTTGTTTATCGAGTTTAATTTTCGAATCAGGTCCGAAAATTATTGACTCTAAATCAACAGGTATTACTGAATCAATAGGAATGTATAAAACAAAATCCCCTTGATGAAAAGAACCTTTACGTACAACAACTTGAAACCCATATACTGTAGCGATTTCTAACGCATCTGCGTTATTGTGTGGATTAATCTCACGTATTCGAGTAAAGCACGTTTTAAACTCGCTCATTTTTATCCTCCACTTTATTATTATGAATTGATAACTGACGATAAGCTTCTACTACTTTACTTCTAGTTTCTTTTAGTTTACCTATCTTAGATATTTTATTTCCTACTTGTTTGTTTAAGTGTAACAAAGCTCTTTCTTCTTCGTCTATTTGTTTGTCAATGTTTTGTAACTGTTCTAATAATAAATCATCTGGTTTCATAATACCCTCCATATAGAAGATATATCTACTTAGGTTGATTGTCAACAACTTGTTTAGAGTATATTGAATATATTGTATCGTTAATCCAATCAATGTCTGATTTATCAGGTAATGATGATGTTTGAATTTTAGATTCTAGTTTATCTAAACCTTCTTCAATTCTAGTTGCTACTTCTTGATATGAATATTCACCTTTTCTAATTTTTAAAAGATCTTTAGCATTAGGTCTAGGAAATGTTACATGTCCAGTATCTAGAAGTTCAACCCCTTGTTCACATATACGAACAGCATGTCCTAATGATTTCCAATCGATTCCTTGATTTTCCTTCGCTTGTCTTGATCTGTTTCCGTATTCATTATAAATACTTACGTAAAGATCTTTAGCTCGTTTTACTTTATCTCTAACTGGAACTTTAGCATTACAAACTTCAATTAATATATTATCGTTATTTTGAGTAATAGAACAATACTCTGTATTATTTAAGTAGTCTTGTAACTTAGTAATATGATCTGATATTCTATCGTTGTCTGGTAAATCTTTAATAAGATTAATGAATCCTTCAACGGCAGCCATTCGACTTCCTCTAATACCATAACGATTGGCTTGTGTTTTTGAATATCCAATAAACGCACTCAAGTTTCTGTTAATAATCTTATGTTTATTGCTAACAATATGTGCCCATTCATATGTATGTTCTATTATATGTTTTTCTGGTACAAATAACATATCAGTAGCAACTGTTTGTCCTTGTGATAATAAGTTAAGATATTTTTGTACACTGTACATTTCAATGTCAACATCTTGTTCAGTGTTTTTTGCTAACTTGTCTAATTTAGTAGTTACTTGTAATGAGTCTTTAGTTGTTCCTAAAATTATATCACGATGATCGGGGATAAATATTTCTTTATAATCTTTATCAGAAGATGGAGTATTTGTACCATAAACAATTGAACCAAATTCCATCTTAACTATAGATTTCATTTAAAGTCTCCTAAAAAACGATACTTGTTATAGCCCATGGCTCCTGTTGCGAAAATATAATTACCCTTTAATAAATGTTTTTTACACTCTTTACATAAGTCAATAGTTACAATACTTAAATAGTTAGGAACACTTCTACCTTCTGTCTGCTCTGTTTGGAATATAACATCTAATTTAATTTGTAAATGATCTGCTGTATCTCCACAGACATCGCATGTATGTTTAACTATAGTAGTTGTAGCCATGTTAAATTATACCTCTCATAACTAGTAAGTCACTAATATTCTCCATACTCCCTCCGTAGCGAGTCCCTTAGCGAGTACCATAGCGAGTACCATAGCGAGACCCTTAGCGAGTACCATAGCGAGTTCCCTAGCGAGTACCATAGCGAGTACCATAGCGAGTTCCTTAACTCGTTACTTATATTTTCTTGTTTCATGTTAAAAATTCCCTTCAGCGACCTGTAAACATGTTAATCCATTTCTACGCCACATATTAACAACTTGGTTGCGATCATCTAAAACATATTTTACATTATAGTAAGGTCTTATGTCAAACTCATATATAATTTGTTTTACAATATCGTCCTGTCTAAAGTCGTTCCTTTGTCTCATCAATAACTTAGTATATTGAACGTCTTTATTCTTTAACCATGTTTCAGTAATACCTCTATAGTCATCAGGTCTACCTGAACAAAGTATGACTGACCTACCTTTTAAGAAATACTCTTCGTCAACAATTTCATAAATGTTTTGATTTAACCTATCGTTAATAATACCTTCAAAAAATCCTTTCCAATCCTTTTTCCCATCAGTTCTAACAAAGTGTAATCTATGTTCGATATCACAAAGAGTCCCATCTAAATCAACAAGAACTGCGTTCTTTTTATGAAACACTTCATCATCTACCCTTACAATACTGTCAGCCTCATCTTCTGTTACAAATTGATAATCTTTAAAAAATCTATGTAAAGCATCGTTAGCTGATTGTAATGTTTTGATAGTAGGATGTTCAGGTCTTTCCATACAAGCTGATAAACATCTATCAAAGCTTTTATAAAATACTACAATAGTTGTAGTGTATCCTTTTTCTTTAGCTGGATTTAAGTATCTAGCTCGTTGTGACTTATTGAAATTCATTCTATCTACAACAATATCTTTACCTTGTTCTAATGCTTCATTGAATTGTTTTAAATGTCCGTCTCTTCCCATATCGTCTTGAGATATACGAACATGATTTAGTAATGTCTTACAATATGTTGATTTTCCAGACCCCGGTGGTCCTACAAGTATTGTTATATTCATTACGATCCAAACTCCACATTACAATCGATAAAGTCTATTTGCTGAACAGGTGTCTCTTGTTTTTTATTAACACTTTGAAAGATTTCAATTTCCATAAAAGCTTTCTTTAATTCATCTGAATTGATGGCGAATCTACCTACTCCAGCTAATTCGAATAACACTATTTTACCATCAGGTGAAATACCTTTCAATGAAACTTCTTCACCGTCTTCCGTTGTTGGGACATATACTGTTAGTTCTTTTCTCATAAAATTTCTCCTAGACTATTAAAGTAAATACTATCATATAATTTGTGATATAAAAATGCGTAATATTCATGTTGATATTTATAATAAGGTAATCCATACAGACTAAAACGTAACTGATTTATTAAATTACCTCTAAGTTGTATAAACAACTCGTCACTAATATTTTGTTGTTTCATGTTAATCCTCTTGGAATAACAAAGAGGCTATCCTAACTGGATGTTTTTCATCCTTAAAATAAATCTCAGTTAGTTTAACCATGTAATCTTTGTCGTACATACGTCGCATCATGCTTGTATATACTTTATACATCATACTCCAAAAAAACTTTTTACGCAATGGGTATAATTCAACAAAGTTTAATAGTTTTCCCGACGTTTCATTAGCTGGTTTATTATTGGTTATAAAAAAGTTTATAAGATAGAACGGTAAAAATAGTATTTGTAGAATTAATGCTCTTTGACCTAACGCTAACCATATAGAATAATTACCGGGATTCATAGGTGCTCGAAATCCTTTACGGTTATTATTAAATACGAAGAAATGTTTCAAACCATACTCTGCTATATCATGATGAAAGAAACATTCTTGACCATTAGTTAGATCGTTGATTAATCTAGAACCTGCTGATATTGCTGATATATTATCATGGGAAATAGTTCTTTTAGGTAAGTCAACACCATTAATAGATGTAATCATACCATCAAGAGCACCTCTATCATAAAGACCTTTTTCTACTTCTAAACGTTTAACAACGTCGTTGAACTTATCAGCTACATCGTCGTCTGTTCTAAACTCTGATAAGAACATAAACTCAACTAAGAATAGAATACCGTTTTCGTTATTTCGATCTCCAGTATTTTTATTTGGTTCTAGTTCTAAGCCATGAACAGGATTGTAGTAGTCGTCTAATAGTTTCATTTTTTCTCCTCGATTGAACAATTAAATCAGCTATTGCTTGCAAAGGTACTGGTTTAAAATTCCAAGCATCAACACCTACATGTATCATACGACCTTTGATCCTTTCTTTATCATGTGTATGTCCATGAATAAGATATAACCCACGATCTTCTGGATAGTGCCAGTTTTTTCTATCTCTGATTATAACACCTTTTAATAAATGTTTTAGTTTAAATAACAACCTTCGTATTTTAGTATGTCTATAAGGGTAATGAGAAATTAAAACACGTTCATTTGCTATTGTTAACATCATCTCTTCACATACATGATCGAATCCTACATTCACATTTTTGTCATGATTTCCACGTATTAGAATTTTCTTACCTTTAAGTTGTGAAACAATTGATCGAGTATCTTCTGCTTTACCAAACGAGAAATCACCTACTATAATAACAGTATCATCTTGTTTTACGACTTTATTCCAGTTATTGATAAGTCTTGTGTGCATATGTTCAATGTCAATAAAAGGTCTGTTACAGAATCTTATGATATTATCATGAAAGAAATGGGTATCTGATATAAAGTACGTTTTACTCATTTAATTTTCGCCTAAGACTGTTATACATATCAGGTAAATCACAATCTTTTAAATTAGAAGTCTCTATTTCTGCAATATACGCATTGTAATCAAGTTGAGGTTTACCGTGTTTATAAAGACTTGAAGCTATACAATAACACCTAATTGCGTGATACTTCTTTTTCTTATTCCCTGTTTTAATATACTCTTTCCAATCTCGTTTAGCAAGTCCTAAGTATGCACGTATAATATTTTTATTAGGTTTAATAGGATCAGCTTCGAAGAATACAATATCGCTACCATCTTCTCTACATCTATTGAATCTACTTTCATTGACTATGATAAAATCATCAGTACCGTTGTTATATTGATATGTTATATCTTCAACTAAGTCGTTATCAGATAGTACTAATACATAATCTGTATCACTGTTTTGTTTTCTGTTATTATGGAGAGTAGAGCCTACTGTATACGATATATGCTTGTTAGATGTTAACTTGTCGAATAAATCTTTACTTATTTTTGTATTCATTTTATACCCTATCGGGTGTAGATCTATCGTTTCTGTTAATATTATACCCGATAAGGTATAATATTATGGTTCAGAAGAAGAGATTCGAACTCTTTACTACGGACTCACAATCCATCGTTATAACCAATTTAACTACTTCTGATATAAAGGAGCTATTCGGTAATTCCGAATAGCTCGTATGTAACTTATTGTTTTTTAACAGTAGCTGAACTAGTTGCTTTAGTTTCAGCTTGTTCTTTAACACCTAACGTACTTAGTAATGCTTTACCTGTATCTGTATTTTGTAATCCTTCTAACATTGCACCTAATTGTACACCACCTTGTGATGAAAAGATATCCATTACTGATTTAATACCACTGGTAGCTGAACCAGTATTTGCGATGATCTTAATTTCAGCTTGGTGTAAAGATTTAGCTTGTTCAATACCTACATTTTGTTCAGCTTCAACTTTTCTAATTTGAATTAGATATTCTTGGTATGATTTATTTTCACCAATCTCTTTAGCTAATCTAGTTTGTGCTTCGACCGGAGCTAGTAACATAAGTTTCTCAGCTTCTGCTTTAGCATTACCGATAGCTTTTAAACCTTCAGCGTCTTTAACATTCTTATTAAGATCAGCTTCTGCTTTTCTATTAACAGATTCAAATGAAGCTTCTGCATTTAAGATAGCAGTAGCTTTGTCCTGTTCTGCTTTTAAAAGAGCCGTAGTCTTTTCTTGTTCAGCTTTAATAATCTGAGATTGTTTCTCGATTTCAGCAGCTTTAACCTTTTGAACTCTTAATACTTCAGCGGCTTTCTCTGCTGTAGTTTTAGCTTGATCTGTAATCATCTGTTTTCTATCTTCTTCGGCGAGATCGACTTTACGTTTAGCTTCAACTGTACGTAAACCTACTTGTTGTTCAGCTTCTTGTTTATTTAATTCGATTTCTCTTTTAGCTTCGATTTCAGCAATCTGAGCTGTCTTCATATTCTTAGCAACTTCTTGTCTTGATTCCATTTCAATCATCGATTTCTTTTTCTCCATGATGTTGTGGATAACATTACTAGATTTGCTATCACGTAAGTCCATTAACTCGATATTCTTAACAGGTTCTACACCCCAATGAGTTAATTGTTCTTTTACTTCTTTAGTAAATTCATCACCAAACTTAGATCGTCCTTGCATAATCTCTTCAATGTCACTACCTGCTAGAATAGCACGAACAGCACCTTGTACTACTGCAACAAGTTGATCCTTTAATTCACTAAAGTTAGCAACACGTTGAGCTGCTGTTGATGAATCCGATACACGGAAGAAAGCTTTAACGTCAACAACGAATGGTAGTCTACCTTTATCATAAGCTTCGTAAGCGTTTAACTCAATGTCGAATACACTTACTGGTAATACAACTTTCTCGATACCAAACAACGGAACCCATGTAGGTACTTGGTAATACACGTTACCGTTACCTGTATCCTTACCGTAACTAATTGTCTGTCCCTTCGTTTGTACAATATGTACTTCATTAGTTGGAACAACTCGTCTCCATAACGCAGCTAGAAAGAAAGAGATAGCAAACAAAGCTAACCCTAAACCTGAAAATAATAACGTTGAAATTGTCATGATACCTCCTATGGTATTTCTATTACAGCTTATATTAATATTTAGTATATGTCAAATAAAAAGAACCGATTTCTCGGTTCTAGTTTTCCAACATTCGTTAGAAGTGAGTAAGCGACAAATTTTTAAGACTTTGATGCGGCTCCACATGACCTTACTGTTTTCTTACTCTATTATACATCCTACCATATATAATCTTTAGTGGTGTCTCTTATAATTAACCAGTTGTTGGTAGACATAGCTGGCATATATAAGATACTACTTTAGTTCACTTGAATTAACTTTTAATCGTTCTCTGATCTCTCCAAACGTTGAACTACGTGTAAGTTTTCCATTTAAGAAAACTGTTGTTAGTAAATCATCTGCCGTTGGGTGATCGTTATTACTTTCATCTAACATTACTAACGTTCCTTTATCTTTAATAACTTTTACTCTACCCATAGCTGATTTCTTAGTACCGTTGTCAGTTTTAGGGTCTTTAAAGATCGCTTGTTGTACACCATTGATAGTAACAGAAGTTGCTTTCATTGCAAACCCTAAACTATCTCTTGTTAAATACTGATATGTATATGAACCAATACCGAACACAACATTAGTTGAAGCAAATCCTTTATCTTTTAAGCGTTGACAGATTTCAGTACATCTGTCGATAGTGATAGAGTCTCCGTAAATAGCACCGATATGTGAATCAAGTAATTTAAATCCTTTATCGTTAGTTGATCCTCCGAATATTTCAAATAGAAGTTCTACTACACCTTTACTTTCTGGACTACCTACCGGAGCTTTAGGATCACCACATAGAATGTCAGCAGGATCACCTGAGTCAGGTCTAATTACAACTTTATCGATAGAACCTTCACCGCCATTACGTGACATGATGATAGGTTTTAATTGTGGAAGAATGTTTGTAATAACATTAAACAAATCCCATGTATCTGATACTAAAGATACAATACCAGTTGGATATACATCTTGAATTAATCTACGATATGTTTCATATTCACCTTCTTTGCTGCCACAACACATCACGGAATGTTCACTAGCGTTTACTGAACAACCAATTAATTCTTTTTCAACATTAGCTCCATAATAAGCTTCTACATATTGAATAGCTGGAATAGTGTCAGTGCCGACAAATGATAGTAAATGTCCAGCTCCTGATCTCGCTGAATCTTCTAGACCTGACATTCCTCTCATTGAAAAATCGTGTCCTTGAAACTGTACAAATCCTGCATCTCCAACTGTTTCCATTGCAAACTTTGTTAATACATCATTATAAACTTTAGCAATAGAAGCTGTTGTTGCTGGCTTCCATAGATTAGCTGATGCTAATGTTTCGATATAATTTGTCAACCAGAAGAAACGAGGATCGGTATTCTCAACTGTCAACATTGGTACTCTAAATGGTAACAGAGTTCCTTCTTCTAATGCTTTAATATGTAAAGGTAAATAACCTAAATCGTGTAAATCTTCAATGTGTTGTGTATGAGGATTAGTAATAAGAAGACAGTTCTTCATATATCTACTATACTCGTTTACCACATCTTGTTTAGATCTACTGAAAAAGTTTTCGTTAAAGTAATCTAATAAAAATTCTTTGATAAATCCTTCGATACCAAACGATACAACATGTTTAATATTAGGAGCTAATTTACCTGAACGTGGAGTCCAAGTTGAATATACAACTTCAGTACCTTGTGGATATTGCTCTCGATGGCAAGTTTTATAGAAATCACATAAAAGTGTAGGAATTAAGCCTTTCATTTAAACCTCGTTTGAAATATCTTTAATCGTTTGTTTTCTTCTAGCTTACAAAAGCTATCTGTAGTATAGAGTTTGTTAATACCGTTGTCAATTAAATTGTTTATACCCTTTGAGTATATTCCATGAGTAGTGTATAGATCAATGTTACAACCTTGAAATATACTGTTTGAACGTAATGACTTAACGGTGTTAATAAACGTTGCACCTCCGTCACAAATATCGTCAACTATTAACACTCCTCCATTAATTAAAGCCTTATCGTTTGATATAAGACTCATTTCAACGATCTCACCTGTTTCCTGATTACGCATTTTATTAAGTGTTATGATACCTTTATTATCAGGAACTACTGAATGGTAACGTCTAAAAGCTCCCTTGTCTGGGAAACAAATACGACTAGCTTCGCTTTCTATAATAGCTTTAAGAATATACTCAGTAGGTTCGATGTTTTCGACTGATCCATAAGCATTGTTATGTATATCCAACGAATAAACATTTATGTTTCCAGTTATCTGATTTAACATACGACAAAACGTATTAAGTCCGAATGTTGTTGTGTTGCTTATTAATTTATCCTGTCGTGCGTAAGGTAAGAACGGAATAAAGATACCAGTAATTTGAATACCTTCGTTTTTAAGTAAGTCAATGAGTTGTGCAAGTGTTATAAGCTCTCCATCATTTTCATACTTCCATACTATGTTACAATTATTACTTTTAAGTAACTCTAGTTTCCATACTTGTTGTGTACCATCTGGAAAGATAGTAGGTTTGATGATAGTTTGTAATCCTGAGTGATTTAGTATTATCATGGTAATCTCCATATTAACAACATTCGAAGTTTATCGTCTATCATATCAAAAGTAGGTGTTCCCGAAACAGGTGTCATTAAGTTTATCCATATCTCATTACTTAATTCGTGGCTAATATTTTTCATACAGTACATCTCCGTATTGAATATAGTACATTTAAATCATCGTGTAATTGTCTTAAATAATAGTGATTTAATAGAGTATATTTATATAAACTCTCCCATGTTGTATTAACAAGATCGTAGCTAATATTCTCCATACTCCCTCCGTAGCGAGTTCCTTAGCGAGTTACATAGCGAGTTCCTTAGCGAGTACCCTAGCGAGTTCCTTAGCGAGTCCCTTAGCGAGTACCTTAGCGAGTTCCTTAGCGAGTCCCATAGCGAGCACCATAGCGAGTTCCATAGCGAGTCCCATAACTCGTCACTTATATTAACTTGTTTCATGTTATTACTCCAATGTATAGATAGTTACCTTACAGTCCTTCATTTCGCTTTTTATTATCGCTTCTATAACATTCCAATCACCACCACCTAGTCCTGCGCCAATCTTAGGTAAGCCAAAATGTGATCCAGCATATAATTCATTAAGATCATGTAATCCAACAGCGAGAGCTTCGTAATTACAATGTCTAACTGTTCTAGGATGAAAGTCTGATTGTGTTATTAGATTAAATATACTAGCTTCTCCATCTTTGTAATGACTACTCCAACCTAATCTAAGAACTCCATTCTTATACACTTCAAAACATTTAGGATATTCATCACGAATCTGTTTAGCGATACCTGAACCCATAACTCCTAAAGAGTTACAACCATGTATAATATGATCGACCTCTTTATCTCGCATGGCTTGTAATAAATCACCTTTTTTGTAAACTAATTCCATAACACCTCTAAAAATAAAAACCCTTTCTTTTTAAAAATACAATTCAAATCACTTGGGATCAATTTTACTTATTCCTAGCCTCTAAAATAGGTAATCCTGCTTCTGTTGGAATGTAAATAGTGTTAACAGATCCATTCGATTCTGCTTTTTCTAAATTCGAGATATATAAATAACGTAAATACGCTTCGTTACCTTTTAAGCTATCTCCAATAATCTGATTAGCTTCTGCTACACCCTTTGCACGTTCAACTTCAGCTTGAGCTAATAATCGAGCTGACTCTAACTTAGCCTTAGCGTCTTCAATAGCAATACGTTTAGTGTTTTCAGCCTCTAATAACTGAGCTTCACCTGATTTTTGTTTTTCGATTTTAGCTATCTCACCTTGCCAACTTGCATACCACTTTCCACACCCTGTTAATGTTGTACATAATAATGACATTAATACTAATTGTTTCATACATTCTCCTTGTTATTAAATTCATACTCCCTACATAGCGAGTTCCCTAGCCAATCGTATAGCGAGTACCATAGCGAGTTCCCTAGCGAGTACCATAGCGAGTCCCTTAGCGAGTCCCATAGCGAGGCTGTTAATTCATCACTTAACTCGTCACTTATATTTTTTTGTTTCATATATTACCTTCTCTATAGTATAGGAACATAAAACTGAGCATGTTTTATCCCACACTTCTGACATAAAAAATAAGACTTACGACTGTCAACATGTACATATTCACTAGGTTCTTCAGGGTACACATTTTTTTGACATTGATCGCATATATGAGCTTGACACATACGACATACTGCTAATCCTTCCCAATCATTACCACAATAAATACACGTTACTTCTTTATTATCATCGTCATTATTATTCATTATGAATCTCTCTTTTGCCAGTTACATTCCCAACAACATACTGCTATATTATCATACGTATCTTTACCACCCTTGGCACGTGGTATTATGTGATCTGCAGTAGCATCATCGTGTTGTCTATGTATACTATTTCGTTCGTATACTGTTTTATCACAGTACTCACAAAACATTCTACCATGATCTTCTACTTGTTTCTTCTGTTTTAAACGTCTTAAAACAACTCTTCTCTTTACCATACCAACCTCATCATTAGTATAAATAATATTAATGTTAACATACAACTAGCTGTAAAAGCAAGTAACATGTTAATAAATGTAATCACGCCAATCAGTCTTCCACTCGGTAGTGCTTGACTCTTTCTGTTCTTTTTCATAATCTTCTTTCTTTTTATCACAGTGTTTACAGTTATACACTGTAGTATTTAGTAAGAGTATTTCCTTCCATTCATGATTACAGTATTTCTGATCTATAGAGTTTACAACCTCTGGTTTATTACGTCCACCGTAAACAGGAGTGTCTGGAATCTGTCCCCAATCTGTTACTTTCCATTGTTTTGTTATCGACATACATAACCTCTTATAAAATAACGTTTCTTTTAAAAAACTTTAAAATAACGCTTGACATCATTTTTTAACGTATACTATACTAGTAACGTGGATAAAAACTTTAAAAGATCGAGAGTATTGTGTATCTAAATTTAAGGAGTACTACGTCCACTTCTAACTTCCTCGTAAAATACAACACCTAACTCTACTAATTTCTTTTTTAATTTACTTTTACCTTGACGTAGATTATCACATGTGTTATGATAGATAATATCACCACGTAGGTATTTAACACCATACGTTGAAGGTGTAACATAACCGTATACTATCTCACCTAGAAGTACGTAGAGAGGTGTACAGTACTCGTTATTAACGTCAGATCTACGTTCGTATTTAATTCTACTAACCATATAATACTACTCCTCGTAAGAAGCATACGCAAAATGAAACGTGTCTAGTAAATCTTCCTCGGACATCCAATAGAATACTGTGTCAGTGTCGACCCAAGCATCCATATGAATATTACTAACATGAATCGACTCCATCTTGGAATCGATTACTGTCTTAGGAATCTTTATCTCGTCGTCCTTGACTTGAACACGTTTCTTTTTACGCTTTACCATAATAATCTCGTAACTATCGCAATTAACACTAATCCAATATCACTGGATACTACTAACATAGTATACTTGAAAAGTGTCATAAATGGTAGTAATAATACTAACCTTACTGAAGGACTCAACAATACTGCAATAGTTACAGAAATTAATGCTAATAATACTGTCATTGTAATTCGCCTTTGTTTACATCTTTCTTAACAATACCTTGTTCTTCTAACGAGTTCAACACCTTATCAATTTCTCGTTGCTTTTCTTCGGTTGACATATTCTCAAACTGTTCCTTAACTGCTTCGTACTCAGCTCTCATTTCTTTAATTTCCCTCTCAATCATATCGAAAGGTGTATCTAGAATATCTCTACTCTCTATACGTTTTTGTAACCTAACTGTTACTGATTCTAGTACAATAGCTAACCCTAATTGAAATCCATTCATAAATACTCCTATCGTTTAAGTTCTTTCCGAATAAGTCGGCGAATCTCTTTACATATACTACCAGTAAGATCGTCTATATCGAAGAATAGATCTCTATCAATTAACTGATTCAAGTCATCTTCCGTTTCAATAGATCCTTCACGTTGTTCTTCTCTAATTAATTGTAAACTATGAGCTACTTCTTTATTAACAGTTAATCTTACTTCTTTTAATAGTTCGTCCATATAAACCCTCCTCTTAATTTTATTCTACTGTATAACATCATGTTAATACCATCTGTTTCAACATATTTTGAATGTCTATGAAATATTTCATCACATAACTTATTATGTACAAGTATACGTAGATCGTCACTAATATTCTCCATACTCCCTCCGTAGCGAGTTCCTTAGCGAGTTACATAGCGAGTTCCTTAGCGAGTACCCTAGCGAGTAGTATAGCGAGTCGTATAGCGAGTTCCATAGCGAGTTCCCTAGCGAGACCCATAACTCGTCACTTATGTTTTCTTGTTTCATATATTACCTTCTCTATAAATTGTTTACAGTTATTAAACACTTTTTCATTATACTCTCCTTCAAAGAAGTAGTCTAGAGCTTGATATAAATCATTGTAATCTAGTTTAATATCATCGAAAGTTGATCGAGATTGTGTTATTATGTAGTATTTCCATTGATAAGTAATACAAGTATCTTGTCCATATCTACAAGTATCTATAATATACGCTAATGTATCAGCGAATAACTCTTCATGTATTCTGTTTATAGCTAGATCGTTAAAGTGTGTTAGTGTATATCGGTTATTACGTTCAGTATGTCCCGATGCGTGATATAACTCATGGTTAATAACGTATTCTTTCCATCTATCAGGAAGTCCTTGTTTAATGATGATGGTATCGTTTTCAGGAATATACATTCCGTTAAACTGTGGATTAGCTACGTATTTTATAGTCGGATAAAACATATTTTTCCTTTGGATCATTGAGTGTATCCCTTAACTTAGAGTATAAAGTATGTATTACAGTATATGTTAATAAGTAACGATTATTCCAGAGCATGTTATTGAATAAATCATTACGTAATTCTATGCTAATATTCTCCATACTCCCTCCATAGCGAGTAGTATAGCGAGTTCCATAGCGAGTTCCCTAGCGAGTCCCATAGCGAGTTCCATAGCGAGTTCCCTAGCGAGTCCCATAGCGAGTTCCCTAGCGAGTCCCATAGCGAGTAGTATAGCGAGTCGTATAGCGAGTTCCATAGCGAGTTCCTTAACTCGTTACTTATATTTTCTTGTTTCATACTGTCATACCTTGTAATATCTGTTTTACTGTTCTATGATGTGGAAAACTAGCATCGTAAATAAATACACGATAAACTAAAGAGTTTGTTATACTACCAAAACAATACCATAAACTATTACTAAGTTCAATATAAAGATCATTACTTATATTTTCCATAACTCCTCCGAGTTTATTACATACACAGTACCATTTTTAGTGTACTTATTACGTGTTATACTTCTATTAATAATATTGAAGTACTCTAACCATTGTATTGCTTTATTAGTTGTCTTAAAACTTAATCTTGTATTGTCTGCAATAAACTGGATACAATACATTTGAGATAAGTCTAGTGTTTTTAGATACATCAGTACTTTAAATTCAGCAGGAGGTATTTTAAATATTTTCATATATTAAAACTCCTTTATATTTCCTATAGTATCTAATACGATTTCAGTCCAATCCTCTACAGTAAACTTAGATCTAAACCTATTCATTTCATTTTCTGTTAATCGCCTACCTATATTACCTTCGGCTAATGTCTGAACGTCATCTTCTGATATACTAAACACTGTTGTATAATACTCATGTAATTCGTCACTAAAAGAACTAACACTACCATCACTATTGAAGTATAATTTACTCATGGTATCTCCTAAAATAAAAAGGGTTTCTTTTAAAGAATTGAATTTGAAACGATGGGACTATTTTATGAATAAATTATGGAGGTTATCCCAGATCTCCCAATATAGATGATTTATAATCTCTATATTAGAGTTGTACAATCTATGGTCAATCATCTGGTATAACTCGACGCTAATATTCTGTTGCTTTTTCATAACTCTTCACCACAATCTTTACAGAAAGAATCGAACTCGTCTACATCAGCTCCACAGTTAGGACATTCTTTGTCATCGGGTATATCATAACCTTCAGCATAACTTGAATCAACTAAAGGTGATTCGATAATTCTTTTAGCAGTATTAACAGCTACTACTTTATACTTACAAGTTCGCATCTTAGTACCATCGTAATCTTTAGGTACTGATACTACATCAGCAGGATCGATTTCAACATCAATCAAGATGCTGTCATATCCACCAAAACTTTGAGCATAACCTAGAGTAGCAACGTGTAATCCTGACGAACAAGTATTCTCTGGATTATCATCAACTGAACTACGTTCCATTGATACAATATTACCTACGCTATTATCAAACTTACCTGTATGTATATCTAAGAAGTTCGGTCTTACTGCTTTATAAGCGATAAAGTTACCTTCCGTAGTGATTGGGTGTCCGTTATGTTCTAAGAATTTGTACAACATTTGAATACTATTAAAGCTTGGATTGTTACGTAATTTACGAACAAACTTAACTAGATGTTTGTAAGGTAAGTTTAGTTTATAAAACTCCAAGATACGTTGACCTATAACTTCAGGTACAGGTTTGCCATCAATCTGTACAAGACCATGCTCAACAGTAAACCCTTCCTTTTCAAGTTGCTCTTCGATATTAATAAGTTTTTCGATTTCTTCATCTGTTGCTCCACTCTTAAGTAACTCTATAATTTTTTCAAAACGAGCGTCCTCTTTTTTAATTGTAACAGAAGAACCTTTACCATTGTTTAATACTAAAGAACTAGGTAAAATAATAAAGTTCATAATAATCTCCTATTGTTTAAATAATTTCGTACATTAGATAATAACCACAAATTCATATTCCCTCCGTAGGGAGTTCCATAGCGAGTCCTCTAGCGAGTTCCATAGCGAGTTCCTTAGCGAGACCCCTAGCGAGTCCCTTAGCGAGACCCCTAGCGAGTTCCATAGCGAGCACCATAACTCGTTACTTATGTTTTCTTGTTTCATACTGTCTTACCTCTCTTAACATAAAACTTAATAGTACCTAAACCAGCATTGGTTTTGAATACAGGATTAGATTCAATAAACTTATTCAATGTTTCTCTACTATCATTAATCTCTTTAACTACAGCTTTATCTTTAAATAAATTTAATGACGGAACTTTAATAGACAACGAAGTATTTAAAGGAATCTTAGTAGTTAAGTATCCTTCTCTAATTAGTTTAAGAATGTTTACATTATAACCATCAAAGATAGCATTAGACTTGTATTGCAATAATAGAGTATCAAGTTCTGTAATAGGTTTCAAGTTAGGTAATTTTCCTTTATGTATTTTAGGAACTTGGATAAGTTCAACATCAAGAAATGAACCTAACTGTAGTATTCTATTACGTTCAACTTGATCTGTTATATCGTCGGGTAACTCGTAAGCATTGGATAATGTTCTAATTTTAGATATATTGTATTGTGTTCTAGCACCATATCTATCAACACTATAGACAATACCATCTACAAATTGACTACTACCTTTAACTTTCTTTTTAATTTTAGGTAACTCTAAAGTATCTGACATGATTACATTACCTACCAGATAATCTTTACATTTACTATATTTATCAGAAGTTAATTGAACTATATTACTTACACTATTAACAAAAGGTGCAACCTTTCTAGTGAATTGATTGTCGCTATCAGTAAGTGATTGAACGTAGATAGTTTGATCGTGATCAATATAATCAACTAGAATAGTTTTCTTACTACCTCGTCTACTTAACCCTTTCATAATCACTTTAAAAGGTAATCTAATTTTAGTTGAATCAAGTATAAAATTATTACCTAGATCAACACCATTAATAATTAACCAAGGTCTTTTCTTAAACTCGTTTAGAATATTTTTAGCTGATTTATTTACGTGTTTTAATACTTCATCACGTTCTTTTTGTATAAAGGATTCAACACTCTTTATTTTTCTTTTAATAACTTCGTGATTTTTAGTATTATTAATAATAGATTCTCTGTTAGGATTTATATCAATCTCACCTGTTTTAAATTTCAAAAGAAATCTTCCAGACAATCCAGATACGTGATACTCTTGCCAACTACCCTCCTGTTTAATATTAGGATAAACAATATTATCGATAATGAATCCATTAATGTTGTTTACTTTCTCATAAGGTAACACTATAATATCATCAGTTTCAATAAGTATCTTAGGAACTATGAAGTCAACAGTACCTAGTAACTTGTAACTACTAGGACTCCAGTATCTAATACATCTAAAGATAGCTTCCTTAAAAGTATTAACATCATTAGGTTTAACTGCGAACTCTACTGATACACCATTAGGTTCAGTCGTTTCTGTCTTGGAGATAATATCAAGTACACCAGAATTATTCCCTCCAAGGTGAGCTACATATTCATAACGTATTCCATTATAGAATGAAGTAATAGTGAATGAATCAGTGTATGCCCATGCTGACTTAGCACCGATACCGAATCCACCTGTCTGTCCATTGTCACCACGTTTAGTTGAACTACCATACATAACAAATACATCACGTACCCTTTCAGGTGAAAGACCTACACCAAAGTCACGTACTTTAAACGTTGGCTTAAACGTATTAGGTACACATATTTCTAAAGGTGTTATACTGAATGTTTTAGCTTCACGCATAGCATCTCTACCATTACAGATATATTCCTGTACTGATGTTTGAACAGGATTAGTGTACATCTTACTTCTAAGAATTTCAATAATAACACTAACGTCACCTATACCAAATGACGTTGATTGTGATCGATCTAAATTCGTTTCAATAGATACTGCATTGGAATTTAATAGCATAGTTACTCCTTACATATATTTACGACCTAATTTATTGTATAAGTAATATAATAATATTCTTGAATCGTCGTCTATTTCTCTGGAAAGTATAGACCACACATAGTTATCTAACTCTTTACTAATGTTCTGCATAATACCTCGTATTACTGAACTCTTCTCTCATGTTCCAGTATTCAATCCAGAATATAGTATTACAACATGGATTATGTAAATTGTAATAGAGATATTGTTTTAGTTCATCTGATATATTGGTCATAATCTAAACCTAACATTATTTAATTTTAATCTCATAAACATTAATTCGTTATAAATACGAGTATTTAGTTTGTAATATGTTTCATGTTGTAACCAATACCAAAGAAAGTCTCCTAACTCTATGCTAATATTCTCCATAATCTATCCTTATTTTTTTAACTACATCATCAAATGAATACGATATATCACTGTATAGTAAACTAGAATCGTTACCAATACCGAAGTATAGTTCTAAGAACAGAATACTACTAATATTTTCCATATACTAACTCTATTGTAAATATATTCGTTCAGTCATTAATGTATTAGATGAAAGCTCTTGTAACTCTTGTTTAGTTACTCCTTTACTAAGGAGTTCTTGAGCTACCTTACGTAACTCAACATTACATTCGTTTCTTTCTTTTTCCTCTTGATTGTAAGAGGAACCTTCACTCGCTTCATAGTATGACATTCTACCACAAAGTTTTCTAAATTTTTGTTTTAGTTCTTCCATACTTCACCTCTTGATTTATACCCATGATAAATTAAACCTATTTTTTTAGAAATATTTTGAAAAGCAACTGCATCATTTTTTGAAGCATCTACATAACCAGCTTCTTTTAATTCAGTTTCATTCATAAACACCTTACTATGTCTATCACATTTAGTATTAATTAACTTGTCTTGCTTGCCACCGAATGAATATATCACTTTGAAATTATCAGGTAGTACAAATGATTTAAGTAACTTAACTTGTTTAGTATATGCGTAAAATGTAACCGATGGATTAAGTTCCATAACCTTGATCCATTTACTCAAATACTCTGAATTATAGAAGTCACCACTATCATGTATTCTAACATACTTAATATCACGACGTTGAATTTCTTCCGAAATAACATCACTAAACTTTTTACTTTGTGTTAATTTTAATCTTCGTTCATATGCGTTCTGAACTTGCTCCCATATGTAAGTACCCATAGTTGCATAACAGCCGTTCTTACATATACCTGCTGAAGGACAGGTTATTAAACCCGACTTAGATTTATAAGCAGGAATACCGAAATTAAATATTCGTTCACTTGATTCCATCATCTTAGAATTTCTTACTAGATAATTTTCCATATAGTCACCATTAATTGATTAATGTTTTGTGTTAATTTATCTGTTCTATAATATCCGATATTATCCCATAGTGAATAGAATAGTTCATTTCTTAACTCTGAACCTAGTTCATAGCTAATATTCTCCATACTCCCTCCGTAGCGAGTACCATAGCGAGTCCCTTAGCGAGTACCATAGCGAGTTCCCTAGCGAGTACCATAGCGAGTCCCTTAGCGAGTCCCATAGCGAGCACCATAGCGAGTCGTATAGCGAGCACCATAACTCGTCACTTATGTTTTCTTGTTTCATATATTATCCAATAGTCTATACAACTTTCTATGTAAAGGAATGAAAGCTTTTATTGGTGAGAATATCTCATGGTTCTCTAAGTCTCTTAAGTCACACACTAATAACATTCTTAGCTGACTTTCTAACTCATATGATATATTAGTCGATAACTTTTCTAAGTTCGTTTGCGATGTGGTCAAATTCATTTACAATCTCCTTTAAGTAAAGAGTGTTTGGACTTAATACCAATGGAGTCTCGCCATCTCTATCATGTTCAACGTGTGTTACTTGCACCTCACTTGAACCTGTGAGAAAGAAGTCACCATCAAACTGTGTCATAGTACCTTTCTTAATACGATGCTGATTAGATTGATGCGTCGTTTGATGTACTAACATTGTAGACTTACCATTAGTAAGTACCTTTAATACTTCATCGTGATTAACCACTGGAAACATTAACACGTCACCTTGTTGTTCAGCTTTTCCTAAAATAACTTTTTGCATAGTACCTCCTTAATTGTATGTCTTATAAAATAATTATCAGCTTCCATTTCCCAACATAGACACCACGTTAAACAATCACGTAGATCCTCGCTAATATTCTCCATACTCTATCCATAGCGAGTTCAATAGCGAGTCCCATAGCGAGTACCTTAGCGAGTTCCATAGCGATTTCCCTAGCGAGTCCCTTAGCGAGTACCATAGCGAGACCCTTAGCGAGACCCTTAGCGAGTACCATAGCGAGTTCCCTAGCGAGTACCATAGCGAGTCCTCTAGCGAGTTCCCTAGCGAGTCCCATAGCGAGTCCCTTAGCGAGTTCCCTAGCGAGTACCATAACTCGTCACTTATATTTTCTTGTTTCATATATTACCTATCTAATAGTACTTCTATTCGTCATATTATCCAACATAGTATCTCTATTACTTAGTTTAGTTTTACATGTCACACATGACACAAACAATGTCATAGATAGCAATAATAATATTTTCATAATACTCCTATGTTAGTTGATTCGGTAGAAAATTATCAGGCTTTTCTAAAGAAATTTCAAAGCCCTTTCTGGGACTAATTTTGCCATTTCTACATTTAAGAGCGTCAATAACTGTCTTACAATTATCGTCAACACCTTCGACATGAACTACCCATTTAGGATTATTATCCATGTTGTCGTAGAATATCTCACTGATCTCATCGCTAAACTCTAGTAGCTCATCACTCATAGATGGATTCACCATCATTAAATATTTATGAGTTTCATTAACTACCTTGAACTCTATCAGTCTATAACCTAAAGCTTCTTCGATTGTCTTGAAGTTAAGTATCTTTACTAATCGTGATGTACCTACTTTCTGAATGAAGTCTCGACGTATATCAGCATTAGAAATTTTAGCTAACATATCAGCAGTAACTTTCTCAACAGGTGTTAAAGCTAATTCTTTATCTACTACGTTACCCGAAAAGTGGAATGTTTCGAAGCCATCTTTAAATCTCATAGACGCACCATTAAGATTATGTAATCTATGTTGACTATCTACTTGAATGAAGGTAGGAAACTCACTCACTAGTACAGTATCGGATAATGCAACAGCGTAGAAATAACAATCAAAATTATCTACAATATTCTTATATGTTTCGTTAGTTTTATCACTATGTTCTTTCATTAGATACCTATAACATTGGACAATAGGTGCTAGTGAATTATGTGAGATATTACTTTGAACAGTCTTGGAACTACTCTTAGTTAGTTCATTCGCTCTATCTTGCACTGCTTTAGGTGAAGGAAGTATCTCAACTTTATTGAGTGTTCTATTCTTTAGTTGATAAATAGAATTGAATAATGTTCGCACATTACTCTCTACTGTTTTCTTATTGACCACTAATGAATAGTCTAAAGCTTCTTTCTTTAACGTTTCAATTAACTGATTGTTTAATGACATAGTTTGTTCTCCTATAATAAATTCATAACAGATACTGTATTACATCTTACAGCATCGTATAAAATATCGTCAATTTTATTATGTTTACTCTTACCTAATTGTTTCCTCATTTCTTTATAGAACTTAATACGTATATGTATAAGAATGGAGCTACTAATATTCTCCATACTCCCTCCGTAGCGAGCACCATAGCGAGTCCCTTAGCGAGCACCATAGCGAGTTCCTTAGCGAGTAGTATAGCGAGTCCCTTAGCGAGTCCCATAGCGAGCACCATAGCGAGTCGTATAGCGAGTCCCTTAGCGAGTTCCATAGCGAGTAATATAGCGAGTACCTTAGCTCGTCACTAATATTTTCTTGTTCCATATATTACCTATCTGTTATAATATAATATCCTTCGTTTAAATTAACTTCGAATATACTAAACTCACCAACAAACTTAAATAGTTTCTTCCCATAGCTGTATATTATACGCTCGGGATAATGTTTACAAGTTATTTCGAAGAGAGTCAATAGCCTCTCTTTACGATATTCAGTTAATGTAACTTTCATATACACCTCTAAAAAGGAATATCATCACTACAAAAAGGTAGTTCAATCTCTTCAATCTTACGTTCTATGTTATCTAGTTTCTTTACAGCTCTCTGAATAAAGTCACATAGATAATCAGCTTCACTCTTTAAATCACCTATACCATTAGCTAGATTAGTACCCGATGATTGTATAGCTAAAGATAATTCTTTACGTACTTCACCACGTAAATCTCTCAATCCTCTTAGTTTAAGATCGGTGTCGTTTAAATACTCCATACTTACTCCTATGATTTGATTAGGTACAGGATACGTTCATACTTTTTATTATCCATGTTAGACATAATTAGATTCATTATGTACATGTGATTAAGGTTATAATGAGTGACAACTTTTGTTACGTCATGTAACTTATACCCTACAATTAAACCCATACT